TCCTCGGCGACCGGGATAAAGCCCTCTGGCAAGCTGGTCTTGGTGATTCCCTGGTAAGAACCAGTCAGCGAATTGTTAATGTGGTATGGGAATCCGTTGACTTCCAGTCCATAGGTTGCCTTGTAGCAAACCACGTCACCAGCGGCAACCGCGCCACCGGTTCCAGAAGTCGCTATCGTGGTATCGAAAGTGACGGTCGCGCCAGACTTCGAGACCACTTTGTAGACTTCAGTCTGTGCCCCGCGCAGTACACCCGCAGTTGTGTAAACCTGATAGGCACCGCCGACGATGAATTGAGTTCCGTAGAACGGAGCATCAAACGTGATCGTCACGCCTGAGATTGTCAGAACGATTCCAATGGCGCCGTTGCCATTCTGGAACATCATTCTGTTGCATTGTTTCAAAAACTGATTGGTGTCCGACTGAATATTTCGGGCAAGAGTCTCGGACAACTGACCGGCTTTCGATTGAAGCGCGTCTTTGGTCAGTCTGTTTGTCTGACCTTGCCGTTGATAGGCAATCGTCATCTTCTGGAGCGTCTGAGCGCCGGGGTCGGGGTACAAACCACCCTCTGCGAAACCTCCCCAGCTTGGATTGGGCAATGATTCACCGACGACAAATGCACCGCGAGCGTTGATGTCTTTCCCTTGGCCGGCACCCCATCGGGTGTAGCTATTGGCTGTCTTGTTTACGTATTCGTAGATCGTTCGGTCGACCACTTCCAGTAAGGCCGGCGTGATCGAAGTTGTGGTAACGTTAGCTGACATAGTAGGTCATCCTCCCTGGAAGACCTAACCAGTCTGTTGTATCCCACGCCTTGCCAGAGATTCCTGATATACCTTGTTCATAAACTCTGCGGTTGAGGCTGGGTTGGTCGTTATGTCGGCAGGGGCCACGATCTTGGTAGATGGCAGTCCATTCGATGCACCACTGACAACAGGGTTAGGCGCTGGCTTATTGGTAACAGCCGCCTGGGTTGCTCTTGCGCGTGCGCGAACGCCGCCTTTTAGCAGATTCCAAGCTTGAGTTACCGTGTCTGCGACTATGCCCTTGATTCGGTTGTGTGCGTCAATTGTTCCCAAAAGATCGGGGCGACCATTCCTAATATACGCCAAAGAGGTCTGGAATAACCGGGCATTCTCTTCAACCTGGTCAAACTCTTCGCGTACCGCACCCTCAAAGATTCGACGTATTAGTCGTTTCTGGGCTACGTCCTGTGGGGTATCGGAAGGATCTGGAGTAAATCCGAGTTGCTCAAGCGCCGTATCGACCGGCTTAAACCATTCCTCGATACTCTCGTTGATCTTTGTTTCACGTTCTGTCGCCAAACGGGTTTGCTCTTCCCGAGTTGTCTTCTCAGTCTCGCGCGCCGTCCGCTCGTTAAATTCCTGTCGCTGGCGTTGCAGTTCCTTCCAGGTTTGATAGTCTGGATTTGCGTCGATTTCCTTTTGAGTCCGAAGAGTCTTGACAGTATTACCGTCTTCATCCTGGGCTTCAGCGTACAGAAACCGTTCGGGAACCGGTTCGCCACCGGGAATCGAAACAAGCTTACCGTCAGCCGCCTTGAACTGCCTAAAGAGTTCAATGTCTTTCTTTGTTGGAACCGCGCCGAACAACTCGGTCAGGAGTTCCTCTTTCGAGCTACCGGCCGATTTCGATCCGGCGAACGTCATCAGTTGTGCCGCTCGTTGAGAATCGATCTTTGCCAGTTCACCAAAGAAAGCTTGCGGGTCGAGGCTTGGTGCAATGAACGTGTCGTGAACACCTTTTAACGCCTTGATATTGTTGACTCCACCAAACGACTGGGCAACCTCGTGGGCTTCCCTGTACGTTCCGGCCGTAGTCTTCCATTCCTTACCCCATTTTCGAGCGTCGTTCTCTGGAAGCTTTGCAAGCTCATCATCCGACAGGTCTTTTGGAGTTGCAGGTTTGGAAACACCGAGATCAAGGACTACTTCGGGCTCTGTTTCTGAGGCCGCAGCCGCAGGGGTCGACGCTGCTGGTGTAACAGGAGTCTCAACAGCCGTGTCAGCCGGATTTACGCCATTGTCTTCGAGGTCCATTAGGTCCTTTCAATCCCCTTCCAGTCTGCTTTATACGGGGTGCGCCCGATGACCTTCCGGTTCTTGTCGCGTGGCTTATCTATTGGTTGCCCATCCAAATACGCGGGTTGATGACTCGCCGATTGTCTATCAAAAATAGTTGGGCGTCAACCCCTTTGTTTAGAGGGGTTTAGATAGCCATCGCCTACCGTACATCATAGCGAGCGACTTGCCGCTTGACAGACACCCGGTAAAGATGGATTATTCTGGGTTTATGAAGAAACCGAAACTAACGGAACTAACCTGTAATCAATGTGACAAGTCCTGGCCGCCACGTAAGGACCCAAAAACTATTCGTCGGTGCCCGCACTGCGGTAGTGTTGCGTGGGACGGCCCGAAAAAAGACAGGAAGGTAAAGAACAATGCCAAATAATGGGCACATCGCCGAACGGGATGCCCGGTGGGATTTACGTCGCAAGAGCTGAAACCCATACGATGGACTTCCTGCTATTCAACGACCTGTGAGGGACTGCTGTCCGAGATGGATGGGAATATTAGGGATTTATTGCTGAAGGATTATGAAGATCAGTTGCGAGCATTTAGGGAGGGAAAGAATGCCTGAAAACGATGAGAACCCAAGACCGCCAGTGATCGCGCCTGATTTCAAGGTGATCTACACCAATCAGATTCACACTGGATTTAGCCAGAGCGATTATCAACTGACCTGCTTTGTCGTCACTGGCGATGAGCAAGGCCCGCTGTCCATCCGTCAAGCAGTGGTCATTATGACACACGACGTTCGACGGAGGCTCACAAAGTCACTGATAGAGTACGAGGCGATGCAGGGGCCAGAAGAATCGGAGGTCGTAAGCTAATGGAAGGACTTTCGTATTCAATTAGCGGTGGCCCGTACCAGGGGCTTAAACGCTCGGATTTACCGATAGTGTTCCTGCCACGGCAGTACTTCATGCCGGGGATGACAGCCACTCGGAGTGTCCACGGCTGGCTGGTATACGATAGCAATGGCACATTGATCGGAACATGCAAATGGTGTGTAAAGTGGATTTAAAGGAGAAAAAAATCAGATGACATACCCTATCCCGCCAAAAGACGGAAGACCAAACCCATCATTCGGCTATACAAGCGAACTGCTAACCGAAGCTGAGATCGAGGAATTGAAGAACCGGGATACTCGTGACCCTGAAGAGATTGCGACCGATGAGGAACGGAAGAGATGCGCTGCAATCGTCCAAAAGTATCTTGACGGCGACAAGATTTGGGCTGGCGATGAAAACGCAATGTTGAAAGATTTGTTAAAGGAGATCGAAGATGGAGCAAAAACATCCGCACAGAGTAGCGATTGAGTATCTAGCAAAGTTGACAGCAGGGAAAGCTGAAGAGTTTGACGAAATCAGATTGAGGGCGGCCGAGGCGATCCTTCGCACGGATTACTATGCGTTTCTGATCGACGAACCTATCGAGCCGGTCGTATGGACCTGTACCGGAAATACAGACAAAACCGCAACGTTCGATTCATCCCCGGATTCAGGCGAAATGCCCAAGCTGGAATTCACGACTGGACCACTAGGCGAACCATTGACAATCAGCGTTTCGATTCCCGGTAAACCTGAAGAGTTCCCTGGCGTGTTCATCAGGTTTCCAGCACTGCCGGAAGGTGCAGATTCTTGGTTGGTCTACGCCCCCGGCAAACTTCATCCGGTATATCGGGTTCTCCCCGATGGAAGCGTGATCAAGCCGACTAAACCATACGACATAGTCGAGGAAGCCCCAACGCCAATGAGCGGCGCAATGAGAGAAGCGGTCGAGATCACTAATGATGTCGTTCTTGGAAAGCCTGAACAGCCTTGGGCGGATCGAATCGTCGACAAACTCAACGAGATTAGCTACATGAACTTCTTCAACTGGGCTTGGGTTGCGCCATATAAGACATTTGCGTCCGACCGGGGCTTGTCGGGAGTCGTCTATATCAGCGCTGATACTGCCTGCAAAGCCGTGGGCGAGGAATTCCCGAAACCGAAGATGAAAACAACGTACAAGCGGTACAGCGGAGCCGAGTCCATTCCATCACCGGAAAAGGTCGTCGTCACGCATCCGGCAAAGTCGGAGGTAGTCAACGATTATATGAAAACAGGTCACACCAAATACCCATCACCCGGCGCGGTCGAGGCCGTGAAGATTCTGGACGACGCGAGATACAATGGTTTCCGGTGGGGATTCGCCTGGAATCCCGACGATGCTTTGGAAACACGGAATCACCATCCGAATCCGAAAATCTGCCACTGTATTACGCCATATACGCCAGACGACACGGCCTTCTATTCCAAGGTCAGCGAAGACGAGGCGATCTATCTGGCCGAGAAGATCAAGAAACAGGAAACAAATCGTCAGATGTTCGAGGATGGCGCTCCGAAAAAGCCGTTCGACGAATCGATGCCGGACAAGATTGTCGACAGTCAGGCGCAATCGAATCGCGAATGGGCAACAAAGATGGTCAACGAAATTCACGAGATGGGAAAGAAGCCGTTCGTCGCGCCTGTCCTTACCGGGTACGGAGATAGGTCGCCTGTTACTGGAATCTTCGCCGATGGAAGTCCAAAGCGATGGAAGTCCGATGAGATTTGCGAGATATTTGGCTCGATGGGTGGCACCGAGCAGCTACGGACGATGGAACGGCTGAGTAAGCTTCAGCGAAAGCCCGAGCCAATGACTGTCGAACGCGCAGTTGAGGTTCTGAATCTGCGAGAACATCGCGGATTTAATAGATGGGCGGTTAATCCCGGCCGTAGGAGCGCGTACATAGAAGGGAATGGCAGTGATTTTAGCTTACTCGCAGAAGAAGCCATCGCAATCGCCGAGAAGCTGGAGCGTGAGAAATGATCTTATCAATTTTCGTCACAGCTATTGGCGTTATCGCAACTGCTGTCATATTTTCCCGCAGACATGCTCGGTACAAGGCCGAGATGAACAAGCGACTATCGGCGATGACGACACACTACGAACAGGCCGCAGATCTTTACCGAGAGGTACGGGAAAAGTGGATGAATGGTGTTTCGCCGACTTCAAAACAGCGGATGGATTTCGACATGGAGCAGATGTTGAGACAATCAAACGAACTGATGTACCAGAAGGCTCAGAAGTTTTCCGGTGATGGCTTGGCGCAAATCATAAACGCCAAAGGGAGCTTTAAACTTGGCGAGACTGGAGAGGAATCGAAATGAGGCTACGAAAAGCGTATCACGGAAAGCGCCGTCGTCAAATGTCCGATAGGCTCAGCGCGCTTGGATTGAAGATGGGCCGCCCAGTGATCTCACGGTCTGCGTTAGAGGAATTCGACCGGGCAATAAAAGCCATGATAGAGCTTGAGTCATGCAAACACAGACGCATTATGGAACTATTCTCCCGCTGATTCATCATCTGGAGGCTGAGCCGCCGCCTGTTTCGCGGTGTTCTCAGCCTGCAAATCATTCTGAACCTGTGCGGTCTTGATCTGAAGCGGTGCCTGACGGGCCGCTTGCTGCTGCTGTTCAACAGCCATCGCGTTCATATGCTCTTCGATTTTCTTAATCAGGATCTGCCGAAATAACGGTGGCGCCTTTCGTCCGCGATCAGTCTTCAGGTAGGACCGATATTTGTAGATGAACGTCGGATGGTCATCGACCAACAATTCAACGGGGATCTGGGCGGCCAGCATATTCAGGGCGTTCGCATACGCGATATATGCTGGGTTTGTCGGCTGCATCGAGGGTTGTCCATCCGGGCCGGGAGGACCGACAGGCACCATCACCGGAGGCGGAGGGGCGGCATTCGGGTCTATTCCCTGAAGTCCGGCCTGTGATAACGACTGTGGACTCTGAATCAAAGCCCAGGTATCGGTGATTCTGACGACCGCGATTCGATTGTCCGGATTGTATTCCTCCATTGAGAACGGGACATTGAAGCTCCGTTGTGCCCATTCTTCGAGAGGATCGGGCATCGCCTGCCCAAGTTGAGCCCACTGCATTTTCAACTGAATGTAGGCCGCGATGTCGTTGCGCTCCTGATCGACCGTCCGCGGTAACCACGAGCCGTCTTGCGCGATGATCCTCAGGTCTCGATCAACGTTGCCATCAATAAACGCCTGTTCTTCCAGATCTGAGTAATCGCCCAGCACGTCCTTGTACTGACCGGGGACATAGTTCGCCTGTTTCAACTTCAACATCTGGCGAACACGAAGGCATTCAACGTATGCGCGATAAGCCAGACGTGGACCCAGTTGTTCTACCTGCTGATTGCGGGCCGTGATTACTCCACGAGCTGTTCGATTGTTAGACTGAATATTTCCGGCGAGTTCCGCGCCAGCCTGACCGGACTCCCGCATATCCATCTTTTTGTTTTCAATGAATACCTCGACGCCACGAAGCTCTGAGCCCGGTATCTGTGACCAGACCTCATTCGGATTGACGTTCGGGTTTCCAGTACTGTTGAGGACGATGTTTGCATCAGGCCAGCCGTCCACGGCTTCGGCATCGATATGATAACCGTTGAAGATATTATGAGAAACGGCGTTATCCCGAAGATTTTCCATCCTCAGGGACTCTGCCTGGTTTATTCCGATTTGGGGATCGATCATATCGTCGGCCGCGCCATCTGCCCAGATTGCCTCTGCCGCTGGGTCATATTTACCCAACACCCAGAAGTCATTCTTTGTCTCTGGTCGAAGATGCAGTGGTTCGCTGTCAACGTACTTTGCGTGGAGTCCGTGAGGAAACGTATCGATCACCATTGTCCCGGCTGGGACTGTGACGTCACCAATCTGGACGTCATCTTTCGCGCGCCATCTGGAGTAAATCGGCGGCTCAAACCAAACCTCGTCAAGCTCTGTGTCGTTTGCAAATCCATCCGAGATCGATGGGCCGTAGCCACCGTGTCCCTGTGAATCGACGCCAAGCGCGACTTCCAGCCGTTTCAGCTCCCAGCTTACGATCGACAAGCTTGTTTGAGGAACTTTAGCCCAGTTGAAGGTATGCTCGAGCAATTCAATCGGTAGAACACGGGTTCTCAGCAAGTACATCGAGTCCTGGATACCACGCGCTCGCAACTCCAAGCAAATCTCGGCTGGGTTTACCAGTTCGGTGAAGACCTCGCCTATTGGAACGTCAATCGGTGGCGCCGGGGCCTCTCCCTGGAGAGTAGTTCCTGGCTTTAGGATCATCGGGCCGCTACAACTCGGGCATCTCGATTGTGCGACCTGCGGCATTCCCGGCTGATTGAGATTCAACGCCTGCTCTTGCTGCTCTGCCTGTGGAGATTCCTGCATCCCCATCTGGTTCTCTTGCGCTTCGTTGTCAGAGATCGGTGCAGGGGCTGGGATAGACTTTCCGCAACTTGCACAACTCAGCAAGTCGGGCGTCAGCTTGACCGCCACTGGTTGTGTCTGCTTGATCTGGAAGCTTTCGCCGTTGCCAGTCGGATCGAAATACTGATAGCACAGCCAATTTCCCGGAAGTAAGGCAAGCTTTGCCTCACGCTGCCGGAAATCTTCTGTCAGATACTGCTCTTGATAGTGGTCGATTAAGGCTGTTCCAAACCTGGACATCATTTGCGACTGGTCTGATTCCTTGGCGGGCTCTGACAGGATTCGCGGATCAGAACGACCCCAGACACCGGCGAGAGTTCCAATCAACGGCCTGATCTGGTTGTTTGATAGTAGGAAAACCCGGTCCTCAATCGGCATTGCCGTAGTGTCGGCAGGTATCCAGCGACCGTTTTCAAGCCCACCCTCGACCTTACCCCACTGTCGATTGTGATAGAAATCGATGATCTGTGCCCATTTGCGTATACGTCGAAGCAACTCCGTTCGATGCTTTAGCTTGATCTGTTTGATCTTCTGGAATATCGCGTCAAAGACATCGACGTCGTAAGTCTGATCATCCTGTTTACGCCGCTGGATCTGTCTCTCGACTATCTCGTTGGGCAAACCAGAGGCGTCAGGCTGACCGTGGATTGCAATGGGAGGCTGGGCGGTTGGCATTAATTAACCTTGTCGGTTGGCCTGACTGTCCGTGGTGGCTCAGGCGCTGGTGCAGGTCGATCTGCGAAATACTTTTCTAGCCGGGCCGCTCCACCAATCGGAGCGTGCTGGCGTGGTTTCTTTTCCTCTGGTGGTTGATTCGGGATCGGGATTCCTTGGCGCTGAAGATTGTGATTCTCGAATGCCTCGTCACGGGCCACTTTCTTGTTAAGATAGGAATCGAATCGCTCTACGGCCTGATCGCGCTGGGTCTTGGTCATCTCGTAGCGATCCTCGGCAAGCGAGCGTTTACGCCGTTCCTCCATCGCCCAGGCAAGCAACGCACAGCAGGCGATAGCCAGGATCGAGATAATAATAATTACTAAATCTGTCATCGCATCAAATACTTTCCAACTCGGTCCCGTCGACCAGTCTTTTTCTTTTGAAGTCCGTGCTGGTTGATAAATGCCTGCTGAGCCAGCCACGCCATCGCCAGATCATCGTCATTCAAATCCTGTTTCACGATTTCCTCAGTCCTCAACGTCGCTGGTAACGCCCGTTGTACCTTCTCAGCCTCAGATAACGGACCAGATGGCGGAAAGAAATCAAGAGCAAGTGCCCGCTGCGTATCAACCCAATCGTCGTCGATCTTCAGCGGCTTTGCCTGTTCAACGCCCTGCGTATTCTCCGGTAATCGATACTTTGGTATCTCCCACCGGCCGCGCATTAATCCTGAGGCGTTGATTGCCGCTTTGACCTTCAACCGATTCTCAGCCCAATATAACTCCCCTTGTCCGTCCGCAACAAGCAAAAAGTATCGAGGGCATCCATCCAGGGGTTCGCCGGCCTTCGGATGACCATCCGGATAGTTCCGGAAAGGGTGAGTCATTCCCGGTCTAATCTCCAGATAGTTCTGTAACTGCGCCACCCCTTCGAGCCAGCCAGCCTTGACGTTCCACTTTTCCCAGCCGAGTCGCAGTTCTGGTGGTAGGTCCACCGCGAATGTATTGACCTCCGACGATGCCTCATGGGAAATCAACGCGCGTTTGATCCGGTTATAGAGCGGAATCGCCTTTCGGTCTTTGTCGAATCTCACCCACTCGATATATTCTTCGAGTCCGCGGCGTTTCAGATCCTCAGTCTGGAAATCATCGACGTAGTAGCGCTCGTCGCCCAGCTTTTCGAGTCTGTGGATTTCCTCAGAGATTCGTTTGATCGACACTGGTTCGGGCTCGACAAGTTTTGACGCCCATTCCGGAAACACTAATTCCCGGTAGGTGAATACGCATTCTTTCAACGGGTGAACCTGAGATGGTCGAGCTGTCCATGTCGTGACATTCGGATGCGCGACAGTAGTTCCCACGTCTTCAGCTCGTCCGATATTGAACCTATCAGGCATAATTGCCCGGCCGTCGGCATCGCGCCTGACCAGCACGCCAAGTTTTCGATAGCCTTCGATGAACTCTGAGTCTGTGATTACGTGGTAAACCTCGTCGAACTCTCGAAGCAAGGCACCAGGTAATGGGCGGTCGACAACATGCTGACATTCCGAGAGGAAAGCTGCAGGCCCCATATCGTTCAGCTTCTTCTCGGATCTTTGACGATCAAACCACGGCCAGGTAGGCTCACCTTTAGTGATTCTCCACGTTCCGTCAGGGTTTGTCTCGTATTCGAAGCCCTCCAGCGCCGGTATTGGTCCGCTGATTATCCTGTTCGACATAAACTGAGCGCGACCATCAGCCAATTGTGAGGCAATCGAATCCTTGTGGATCAGGTTTTGGACAAAGATTATTATCAGGTCATCAGAGCCAGAAGGGATAATTGACGTCGTAAGGGTATCGATCTTATTGGCGACCACATTCGGCGAATCTTTCTTCAAATCCACGTCGTCAATCACGAGAATGTCCGGCCGTTGTTCCTCGATCTTCATTCCACGACTGGCGGTATCGAGACCAAGCGCGTCGATCGTAAACCCCGATTGTGTCGAGAATCGATTACGACGCCAGCCAGCAGATGTCCCGTATTTGTCAGTCTTGCGGGTTGCCAGGTCTGGATAATAGTCTTCGATTCGTGAAGCAGTCAGCATCGAGCCAACCGATTGAACGTGATTATCAGCCTGCTCTTGTGTAGAACTCACATACCAGCAGTACTTTCGCTTCTTCATTGCCCCGAGACACGTCAGAAGCATTTGGACCGAGCTCGATTTCGCGCCGTGTCTGAACCACAGACCGACGAAGGGTCGCTGTGACTCTCCGGCTTTGATCGACCATCCCCAATCCCACATATCGGCGTGGAATGATGAGAACTCGCCTTTGATGTAGTTTGGAAAGCACGATTGCGCCCAGTTGCGCCAGCCAGATTCAGCCTCAGCCCTGGTTCTTGCGCGTTGAGGGTTTACGCCGGTCCTGATTCGACTGGCAAGGATGATCTTCTGGGCGATCTGGCGTTTGAGTTCTTTCAGTTCTTCGATCACGCGGGGATGATAACACAGTTATGCTGGATTTACGGTCACCGGCTTGCCATCGCATTCTCGATTACGATGATGTCTATCTTGTTTCGCAACGCCTTGAACTCCGGTTGTAAGCGTTCATTGATCTCATCGCGATAGGCGCAAAGAGCCTCGCTGACTAACTGCGCTTCGATTTGGGTTAATTGAATCCCTGTCCGCTCGTCGCAGCCGTGCAGGCAGTCCTCGTGATCACCTGCCAGATAGCTGCCCAGGGCTTTGCTCGGCACATAGGTGCCGCGTGTGTTGACGTCGCTCTCAATTGATCGATTCCACCGCTCTGCCTTTTCGCTCTCGTTCACATTCCCGCCTTTCTCATCTTCCACGTGACCCAGATCAACCGGATCGCCCACTGGATCAACAGTACAGAGACACCGAAGAATATTGGTTTCACGCCGCACCTGCCTTTCGGGAGTCGAGTCTACCGTTTCTTTCTTCTCTTCGGCTCCAGTCTCTTCAATTCCTTCTCAAGTTTCCTCGCTACGTTGTCCGGCTGTGCCGCTGTGAGTTTCTTCAACAGGTTCGCCTTGTAGTATTCTCGCCACTCGTCACCGTCGATCTCAGCGTCACGTATCCGGTATTCGACGCGGTGACGGTTGAGCCAGGGTGGGGACCTGTGGGTTATCTTGCCGAGGTTAGGCACAGGCAACGTCCTCAACTCGTCCGTAGCTCTTGACGTGCGCCTGGAGCCATTGATCGTGCAGTCCGCTGAAATCGCTCTGAGCTCCGCATTCTACGCATTTCGCATCAAATAGTCGTCTCTCTGCCTTGCAGCACCCAGTCGTCCATTTGTCCTCAACTGAAGCAATTCGGCTTCGCATGAGCGGTTCAAGTTTTGCGGCATCGCGGCAGATTAGTTCAAGATCGTCATAGACCCGGCTTGTGGGGTTATCCCCGGCGTGAAACGGAGAATCAAGGCACCCCTCGATTGCTAGTTTGATCTGGTGGACCGTGAACCCGTCCTTCAGACGAGCCCTTACCGCTCGCTCCCGTCTTCCCTTAAGTTTCGCCTTCGTATGTCCCGTTGCAACCTTCCAATAATCGAAAATATCTGAAAGCGCGCGAGCAAAAACGTCAGAATCCGAAGGATTTGACATGCGCGTAGCGCTCTTACTCTTCAATGGTTCTTGTTTATCATGGTTCTGGTTAAGAAGTTGGTTCTTGTTAGTATGCACATTTACCGCATGCGGTTTTACCGACTGCGGGAAACTAGCACACGGTTCGACCGTATGCACATTTTGTGCAGTCGGATTAGCGGACTTCTTCTCCCATTTTTCTATTTCTTCAGGGGACGGAAAGAGCAGGTATCGATTCGATTCAAAATAGCCTCTTTCGATATTTACCCTCTGGTGGCGTAGGAGAATCCGCGAACCGTCAAGGATCAACTTGCATAGATCATCTAACGCTTTATGAATCGTGTGCTCGTTGTAGCCGGTCTCGCGTTTGATGGTATCGACGCTTGGAAACGCCCATCCCTCTGGGTCTGAATGCAGCGAAATACACATCAGGACGCCCAGCCTTGCCCCTTTCAGCAGGTGCAGATGCTTCCGCAGCTCAACTGATACCTGAATGAATACATCCTGCCTGAGGCCTTTGCCGAGATTACGGCTCTTACCGTTGAAAATAGAAATCATCGTGAATCCTCCAATCAATTTCGAGCCAGCCGGTGACCGCGATTGGAGGAAAGCAATCACCGACTAACTCAGATTTCCAACCGACTCTCGCGAAGTCAGAAGGCGCGATGGCTGCATTATAACCTATTTTGCGAACAACGCACCCGGTTTTTTGCGGACGTTCACCAGTTTGACACCGGATCGGTTCTCGCACGCCTCTTGAGCTTCGTAGATCGCCTGGATACCCAGCAGTCCATAGTTCTTGCCATCTAAGGTGTACGCCAGGATCGCTTGACAATAAGCGCAACTGTTGGAGTTTGCCGGGTTGAAAGCTTTAGGCTGAGGTCCGATGATTTGCGCGTGGCTCATTCTGTGATAATATGCGCCTGTCGCCCTTCGGGGCAAGTCAAGTTCAGTTATGGAGAAAAGTTATGTCAGATCAATGCGCAGTATCGTCCAACCTTCTGCCCGAAACACCCTTTCATGTGCTTGCCACCCAAGGGGCATCCATCGAAAACATCAAGGCATTACAGCAGCAGGAGCGTGATGCGGCTTTTCGCTGTTATCAATCACAAACAAAGTTCCTACTTGGCAAGGTCCTGACTATCATTGATGGGTCAACCCCCGACAAGGAGCAACGCAAGGCGTTAAAAGACGTGATCAAATGGTCGTTCCAGCAGCAAGAAAAGCATACCTGCGAGGTAATGACAGGTGCGCGATTATTTGCTGGCACTGAAGAGTCCTTACCGCCAGAAGCGTAAGGACACGGTTCCCCGGAAATGCAGACTGCCTCCCTGCGCCTGGGCGGTAACCAATCCGCTTGTGCTAGTTGAATTGGCTGACAATAGAACGCCGGGGTTAATTTATGAAAATAATCTGCAAATCCTGCGGCCGGAACGCAGAACTCGACGATACGGTCGTGTGCGTCGGCGGCGATTATTATTGTTATCCAAATCAGTGTGCCTTTGTGATCTTAAACGAAGTCCGAGGCGGCATTAGGATGGTAGCTCACATAATGAGTCGAGTTACGCAGGCGAACTACGGGCCACCGCCAATTCAGTCCGCATTCTCTGGGAATTAAGCAAAGAAATCGCCCCATTTCTTTCCTTACGATTGTTTAACATAAGCGGGCTTTCCTTACACTTGCACACCATTTGCACTAATGATCCCGAGGTGAACAAAATGCACGGTTCTAATCCAATTATCCTGATAATCTGGCTCTGTTTCACGGCTGTCGGCTGCTTTGGTGGAGTGTACGGAGTTTACAATAACGTACGAGTTTGGGGCTATGGCGGTGGGCTTGCGCTATTTGTGTCTTTGTTGATGCTCAAGTTTATGAGCTTTTGATTGAAACCGGCCCGAGATTGTTCTATTATCGCGCTGTGACAATTAACGTTAATATTCATTTGTACGTCCATGATGGCTCCGACAACGAGCGTCTGGACCGAATTGAAGCTTCAATCAAGACACAAGGAGAGCGAATTATGGCGACATTGGAAGAGACAAAAGCCAGACTAGAGGCACTTACAACAGCGGTCGATGCCGAACACGATCAGGCAGCCGTTGTTCTTCAGGAAGTAGTTGACCTGAAAGCGCAGATTGCGGCATTACTGGCTCAACAGGGCGGCGCAACACCAGCGGATCTGGACGGACTCAATACCAGCATCGATTCGATTCTGGCAAAGGTCAGCAATATCATTCCGGATCAGCCGGTACCGGCACCGACTGCGTAATCAATTTTCGAACGGGGTTTCTAGACTGGGCGGCCGAGTGTGCCGCCCTTTTTATTCGCTTTCCTCGATTTCAACCGCCAGCTTCTCAATCAAATCGTTATAAAATTCAACCATCGGATTTTGCTTGTTGCGATAAGATGACTGAACCGCGATCTTCCGCTCTCTGACCATCGCCGCATCCTCGCACTTTGCTTTGTGACGCTCTTCTCGACGCAGTTCGTCTGATTTGTGGCGCGGACGACCTTCGAATCTCAGGTCGGCGAATTGAAGCCCAACGCCAGGCTGCTCGTAGGAGTTGTTGCCGGGACTCGGAGGAATGTACGGCATATCCTCGACGATCTCAGCTTCGTGGATTCGGACAAGTTCGTTGCTGTCGCTCATTATTCCTCCCAGAACTTACTGGCCCTTTGCCGACAACTGGCGCAGATATAAGACGTATTGGGCTCAGCGATGGTAAACGTCATCGCAGATTTACAAATGCAGCAAACAGCGTGCTTGGCGTAAGGTTCCATGTTGACGTCCAATGGGAGCTCGTCAGGTACCCAATTGTCTTCCTCTTTGATCTCCTGCATTGCCAGAAAGAATACCTGGTCCTCTGGACATTCAGTACAGGCGTGAAACTCTTTAGCCTCGTCAACTCTCTGATGACAAAATGGACATTGAAGGTACATCACGCAGCCTCCGTCTGTGGTTTCTCGCGTTCACCTATGCAGTACAAAATCGCCTGCCTAATCTGATCAACCTCAAGCTCGGTCATTCCTTTTTGAACGCCGATCGCCGGCCCTTTCTCCAGCCAGACTTTCGCCGGTCGCATCTCGCAATCAAGCGCAACCCGATTATTCTTCCCTTCGACCACGGTTATCCAGCCAAGGCGAACAACACGAGGCGACCGATACCAAAGTCCGCTGAGAATTATCACGCCAGGCTCTAATACACAGTCTCGGATAATCGCATCTCCACCAATGATCGACAGCCCAGAAGCTTGAACATGCTGGCAAATTGCCCTATCCCTTAGCCTTACCTGCCCGGTAAACACGCAATGCTCGGCAATTGTGAGCCCTGAATTTACGCATTCACCGCTGATTTGGCTGTTATTGACGGTTGCGTGTCCAGAAATGATGTTTCGACCCTCAATTATGGAGTTGTGGATTGACGGCAGGTCGAGGACGTGATTGTCACCCTTGAACTGAGTCTTCCCAGTGACCCAGGCTGGTCCGTGAATCTCTGTACCAGCCCAAACCATTGCCGGGGTCTTTAAAACGCAGTCACGGTTGATCTCCGTCTCATACTGGACGAATCCTTTGCCGTTAGGGTGTGATGCCCAGGAGTTGCGATCATACACGGCTATTTCTCCGGAAATTGATCGAGTAGTTCTGTCCAAGGCACTCGTCGCAAGATGATTGGCACCATCCCGTTTATCTGGTCGGTTCGCATCTTCAGCAATTGTTCACCGGATTTCAGAGTGATCGGACTCACCAGCGTGGATACAGCCGCCTCTTTGAAGATCAACTCTTGTGCGAGCGCTCTCTGGGCATCTAATTGATGCACGAGCTCCCAATCGACAACTTTTTGAGAACGGAGGCTATCAATCTGTCGGCTCAGCATATCGATGTATTCATTTATCGGCTTGCTCATCTGGCTCCTTTGTCTCGCTCACACTCTCAGCCTGAACCTCGATCACGGTCTCGCTCAGATAGACCTCTGCATCCTCGGTATTCGATTCGAGTCCCATCCGCTGACACTCGTTGATGAACAACTGAACCATATTCTGGAATTCCTCATCATTGGTCGATGTAACGGCAATCGATTGGTGCGGTCGACCGTGCAGCCGATTGAATATCTCAGTGATCGCCTTGACCCTGGTGTCTTCTGATTTTCCCTCGAGAGCAAGGCGAACAATCTCTGCCGCTACTTCATCGTTCTGCGTCTTGAGAGATTTGCCCGGTTTCGCAAGCTCTTTATATAGCGCAGTTATGAGCGAGGGTTTTCGACCGCCACCAGCGGGATTACCCGATTGACCGGGTTTCCAGATTTGTGGTGGCAAAATTCTGTTAGGTTTCTGTAAAGCAGAGCTCATAATGGGTCATTTTAACACAGTTACAGTTTCGTTGTCTTGTACGCTGTCTTAATATTGGAATGAAAGAACTTACCCGCAGACTTCGCTTTCTGAAACTCATTGACGACCGACATCGGGACATCGCGATACTGATAAATCGTATCACCCGAATGGAATTTGATCGAGAGAACGCGTTTGACCGGATCATAGTCCGAGTGGTCGATTGTCGAGCTGCGGTGGTGGTGCTTCACGCGACCTCCGCTTTCTTTGGCCTGCCAGATTTACGCGGCTGATACTCGCACACTTCAGCCCAGGAAACGCGAACAATGCCAAAGCCATCCTTGTAAGGTGTTAACGTGCCAGCCTTTAGCCGCTCGCTAATAACCTGACGCGAAACGACTAATCGCTTTGCTGCTTCGGATTGACTGACTAAATCATTCGGTTCCACGTCACTCTTATAATCTAATCTCTTTACAAAGTCAATCTTTTCTTTGGTAGTTGAATTATTCGCTTGACACTGTAAAGTAATATAGCCTACACTCTCTTTCAGTCAAGAGAATGAAGGAGAAAGACGATGGCAATCAACTACACAGGACGTGCGAAAAAGGTTTACGAAGATGCCGAAGCTAAAGCAATTCCGGGTCACGGCCCAGGCTGGACAACGTGGAGCGAGTTGCCCGTTGCTGAACGCGCGCGGCTAACAGGATTGGAGTTACGTCGAGATTTGAACCTGAAGGGCTTTGACGAGGTACTGCCCCAACTGGCAATCAATGAGTTGCTGGATATGCGCACGAAGATTAATCGTCAGCTTGCAAAACTGAACCGGGAAGCCGATCCATTTACCAACCCGCAATCCTAACCAGTAGGTCGGGGACCACGAAGCCCCGACCGAGTAACCGCAGAGATAAGGAAATTGAGATGGTCATCAACTATTGGCAACTGACAAAAAGCGCGCTGTTCATCCGGTTAGGCGATACGAGAATTTGGCGTAAAGAGAGCGCTGCTCACGCAGTCGACACAGCCACGGGTAAGCGCTATGGAATGCCCGATTTTGCTCTCGTGAAGGAGCGCCCATGAACCCAAACAACACCCTCGTAGCCATTTCCCGTCGTACCGGCATCGCTTACGTAACGCTCCGTAAGCGCTACATTGCGCTTGGGATCACACCCGAGTTCATGGTAGGCAACACGGCGGTCCTGTCAGACGCAGACGCGCTCAGGCTGGAGCAGTACAAGCCCGTGATGGGCGCACCGAAGAAGGAGAGGAAATAGTATGATTAACCCATATAGCAATAATTCTTTTGATCGAATCACAGGCCCGGCAGAGATCAGCAAGGTAATGCGCAGCTTTATGTTTGAGCCCGCAAGGCAGAACTGCCAATTTATCGCCGCAATCTTTGATAAAAAGAATAATCACATTCACGAAGGCGCGCGGCCAATCAGCGGTGTGATCGATGATCGCGGATATACCTTTAGCCTGTCAAACAGCGACAGCGGATATGCCCGCACGTACGCACAGGTTAATCTTAACGACATCGGATATATCGAGCTTCTGAGAAAGGAGTCCGCATAATGAACTACGTCACATTCACCGCACTGTTATCCGTCGCGCTCTACAACGACCTCGGGCTCACGCTATCCCAGGCGCGCGAGATGGACCGCTATGTCACGCCGGTTTATACGCGCTTCTGCCAAGGGGCGACCGTCGCCCAGGTTGCGGACGGGCTGAAGCAATCGTTATTTGCCGCAGGGAGATTGGTCCTTGTTGCGGAGAATCAAATCACAATTCGATAAAGGAGATTCGCATGGAGAAGTTTCACATTGGCACAGTCTTGAGCGTCACAGCCGGTTTTCTATTAGCGCCGGAACCGCGAATGAAAAACGTCTATAAGATTTTGAATTATATGACAGGTGATGATCTGTTTACCCATCAGTTGCCCCGAGCATTAGGGGAAGTACGCCCCGAGATCAATAAGCAGTTGCCGTGGACGACTAACGCCAAATGCCTTGAAATGTGCCGCAATCTTGAGCAAAGGCTTGAGGAGCTAAAGGGCGACCGCGAGAAAACTACCGAGATTGTTGACTGGTTTGTTGCAGACATGGGCAAACGATTCGGCGAATACCACGAACTGGAAGCCGTGCCGTTTTCGGTTGAGCATCGTGATCCGATAGAAGAACTTGCTTCAATGGTGCCGCGAGAAAAGATTATCGTGATTGAGTAACAAATCCGAGCGGGGCCTAAAGTCCCGCTCACCCCAGCCGATAATATAACCACAAGGAGATTGACCATGAACACATACGAGATATTCTGTAACCGCGTCCTGAAGATGACCACGCAGTCAGAGATTGAGGCGCAGGAGCTTTGCGCAGCGCTTGGACCCGGCTGGACTTACGATTCGCCAGCGGAGTCCGATTTCGATTACTTGGTACGGTCTACGCATTGCCACGCGGTCTAGGTTAGCCAGCCCCCTGTTTTACCTGAATAGCGCCACGTCGATCCATATCTCGTTCTTGCAAACGGGACATTTAACAACAATCGCATCCCCATCGCGTGAATCTGTCACAAACTCGCCGTCAGATTTCACGCATTCAAATACCGTCTCGCATTTGTTGCACGTTGTCCGAAACGCTTTTTCAGCGATCTTGCCTTGAGTGATTATTTTCACCCCTGCCCCCCTTTCCCGCTCATCAGCGGCTGGTAAAACACTGTGAGCCCAGATCATATCCAGGAGATCGCGTCTGAGAAATTCTATCGGCGTTTCTACATTTGGAAATCGACCGGGTTCAGCACAGAAAGCTTCCGCTATATCCGTGGGCACTTGAACGGCAAAGAGCTTGCCCTTATTGTCCACGATGTCACGCCAGTGCGTACCGAGAGAATTGCATTTTACAGGCTTGTATGACTTCACTTTCCCGCCTCCAATCTCTCCCGTAGTCGCCGGGCTGCCATTCGCACACAATATGCGCGGTGCTTGATCACTGCACCTAAATCAGCTTCGGCGTGACAGCGTCCACAATGAATATAATCACCGCGAGCGTCAGACCATGCGCCTTCGTATCCAAATGGATCTGCCAGCTTGGTTAGTTTCTTAAGGTCTTTGATTTCGTCGTTGGTTAATTCAAGCATCCCCGCCTCCTTATCCCACCCAGTCAACGAACATCACCACCGCCGCAGCCACCAGACGCGCGGCAACCACGATACCAATTGTGAGCACGGTTAGGGCCAGTGCGTAGATGAGAAATTTACGTGGTTTCATTTTGTGCCTTTCTTTGGCTTCCCGTCGATCACCTTGTACAGCCCGCGCCATTCCAAGATCACCCCGACCGCCTCCAGGTTTTCCCGCTGATGAGCATATCGACAATCAAGGGTATATTCGTTGTCGCCCTCATCGTGAAGGAAAAAGTCGTTGCTGCTATCCAGCGATACGCCGCCATTGGCTTTCCTGAATGATTCGTTCGGTCCGAGCAGCAGAACACGGCATAGGTCACTTATCACGCGGACTATGTCACCATCGGTTGCCTTAAATCTAAGCATCTTTTACCTCTTCGTACATCTGTTCTGCTGGCCTCAGCCCCAGTGCATCTAGAATCTTTTGCCCAGGCTCGCGCCCCTTCGTGCTGTCTTTGCCATTTTGTAGCACATATTGCAGATATGATGTGGATACGCCGAACTCCGCAGCAGCGTCCGTCTGTGACCCTATGTCTTTGATTCTCTTCCGTAGCCGTTTAATCATTGTACGTTTTGTTATCTTTGCCATGACTACAATCTAAATCATTTTATTTTCGTTGTCAACGATTTTGTCGCAATACAACTATTTTGTGGTTGACAACCTTATTTATCCTGCTACAATCCTCGCATCGAATTTGGACGGAGGTGGATGATGTTGAGTTTTTATTTCACATTAAGACGAAATGGACGCAGGGCATACGAGGCGCTTTGGTTCGCGCGGGCCGAGTTCGACAGACCGCAGGCGTATCGTTGCCTTGATATTGCGCTAAAAACAAGGAAGGCGAATATATGGCTAAGTTAAAAGAGTTTGGTGCGCCACCGCCTGACGGATCGACCCCAAGCATAAACTGTGTGATTAGCTGGCTTGAGGTTTTAATCGATAACGAGGAAGAGTTGCCACAAAATAAAGCCCGCGAAAAACGATTAGCCCGAGCGGACTAGCCACCGGAGCAACCATGAACAACAAACCCAAAAACGATCTTAAGGTTTATTTACGACATGCAAAGCGCTGGCTTAAGAAGTCTCCCGCTAAATCGTCCACTGGTCCAATGCCGGAAACCGCCGAACCTGAGTGGTGCATTCAGTGCCAGCGGATCGATGTCTACACGCCAGCAGTTGAGGATGATATGTGCGAAGCTTGCGCGGTAGAAATGCGTCGATTTATGGGAGTATTGAGACCATGAACAACAAACCCGACACGATAGGCCATGTCATCACCGGGGTTACAATAGCAACACTCGCGCTGTTGTTTCTGCTGTTTCTGGCTACGCAGTTCAGCCGGATCGAGAACCAGCTTGATAGAATCGAACAGAAGATCGAGCAACGGAGGTAGCCTATGCTAATTATTAAAACCCGTATCGCGCTCAGTCCTATCCACGGCCTTGGGCTATTTGCGGAAGAGCTTATCAAGACAAACACCCTCATCTGGGAATATACCCCGGGACTGGATCTGCATCTTGAATATGATTTCGTTCGTAGTCTTCCACGTCATAAACGAATCGAGCTAATCAACTATGCAGGCATCAGCAAGTCGCATCGGTACCTTATTCTATGTGGCGATAATGCGAGATTTATTAATCACTCGCTTGCCGCTAATACGTGCTTCACGAACTACCGCTCTCGTGCGATCAGAGATATTCAGCCGGGCGAGGAGATCACTGAGGACTATAGGGAATATGGGAGAAAGAGAAAATGACTAACGATTTACAGCAAGCATGGATCCGCTTCAAACAAGCGAACACGCCGGAGTTAATTGACGCAGCGATGGCCGATATGGACGCCGTCATCACGTCCGCAACAATAGCGGAGCGACTAGCAGCGGCGATGGAACGAGCCGACAAAGCCAAGATCGGGCATTTCGACACGCCGATAAGAACCGGGGAGCTACGCGACAGGATTCGTGATGCGATTGCCGCAGACCCCGACGCGAAGTATTGCGTTGAGTCGGATCAGGCTGGTTATCGAGAGATCAGCGAGCACGGAATTGATCGTATCGCCGACATCGCTGCGCAGGTCGCCGGGCCCACCGCTGCGCCAAGCCTGTTCAGCGAAATGGCCTCCGTCGCTGATAAGCTGAATAAGCTAAAATATTGGAGTCTCGATAGCTGGCAATTCACCGGCTACAGGTTCGAAAGCGGAGGATCGCAAAGCTCAATAGAAAATGCTTGCGTCGCAGTGAGCGCGGCCCCACGGCCCGCCGTTGCGCCGGTCGGGCTTGACCGGGAAAAACTATTGCAATACATGAACCGTGCACCGAATTACTATTCAACTGCCATCTCTGGTATTACCGCTGGCGACTTCGACTCCACCCCGCAGAGCGCCCAGGTTAGCGCTGTGAAGAATCTCAAGGCTGTAGCTTTCGACTTCTTTGCTGCCGATGCTTACGATGACGGATATTCGGTTTTATATAAGAACCTACGCACCGCAATCGAGGCCCTCGCCCCGGATTCGGGGAGCGAAGATGGCGCGCGGTTAAACTGGCTGGAAGAAAATCTACTGACCTACGCCGACGTTAAGCGAGATCGTCTCGCATCTACGCGCAATGGAGGAACGATAATGGAACCAGACTGTCCTAAATGCGGGAAGCGGTATAGAACGGTCCTGATGGTTGAATCACAGGACGAACGGCAGCTACGGGACGCGTTACGCTCTGCGATGGCGCAATCAGAGGCCTCAGCCCCCGATGCCGTCAAGGAATTCTCGGACTGGCTCCAATGGATTATCGATTCCCGCGCAAGAACATCACGGCCTATCGCTTTTATCAGAGTCACAGAGGTTCAAGCCGAATTCCGCAAGAGGTTTATCGATGACAAATGACAATTGCCCCAATCCGGAATGCAATAGCGCGGCGACCAGCCAAAGCAGCGTAATCACACGGGGCGACGAATTCTACCGATGGCGCTGCGAACGGTGTATGACGACAGGTGCAGCCGTCAGGGTGACACGCGGGAAGGAAGAGGACGCGACTAACGAAGCGCTGAGATTGTGGCGGGCGCTGCCACGCAAACTCATATATACGAACGATATACCAAGCGAGCCGGGAAGCTATTGGCGCAGGTACAGTAAACGCAGCGGGGAAGTGTTTGAAATCGGTGATGGGCTTAAGATGTATTGTAATGAACGATGGCAACGAGTCGAACGCAGCGCCGATATTGAATGGGCTGGGCCGATCCCAGAACCGAGGGAGGGCTAAGATGGACGAACATGAATGCGAGCTTTGCGGTACGCAGGAACCAGAGGCTGATATTCGCTTATGCGAATGCCCACAATGCATTGAGGAAGGTAACGAGGGCCGCTACCTGTGTCTCGAGTGTCGGTTGCCGTATAGGTAATCTCAAGGCGACACCCCTGAGCGCTCCCCCTTGGCTCACAAACACGAGTGCCCGACGTGTCGCCTGTGATGCGGTTAGGTTTGCCCCGCTGGCTGGCCCTGTCCTTTAAATCCGCAGAGCTTCCGCCACTTCCTTCGGTGTTTTACGATCAGATCGTGTATCACTACCTGTTCTTTCAGAAGCTCTGGTAGCCCCGCAAGAAACCCATCGGGAAACACCAGTGCGGGATTTGCGGCGTGTCGAGCGTGCATAGCTTCGGCGCCATTACCAATCTGGACAAGCTTCGCGCCGTTGATTTGATGATCTTCAAACCATTTCTGTAGACAAGCTAAATTGCATCCAGCGGGAGGATCTTCACTGCTCATTTCTTTTCTTCCTTATGCCCAAATGGTCCATTTTTGTTAAGCATCCCGTAAGATGCCAGGTCTTCGCGTGTATCGTCAATCCGAAGAATTTGCAAACGCTGATTGGAAATTATCTGCTCTTCATTCTTGATGATCTGAGCCTTCTGATTCCATTGCAAGGTCATTTCAACGGCTGTAAAGAGCATCCAGATTACTGCCACGACAGCAAACATCAATTCTTTATCAGAAAACCACGAGCCGCCCATTTGGCCGCCACGGCTTGGCGCTCCCATTGTTTTCATCTCTTCGGCAGCGAACCTTCTTTGATAAGCAGACCTGAGTGTTGCCCTGAACTTTTCCCAGTCAACAATCGGTTTCTCTACAACGGCATAGACATCAGAAAGAACCTGCATCGGCTTATCTGCTTCCTGTTGACTATAACCCGAGACCATTACCCAGGCCGACAACGCATGTCCTTTATTCTCTGGGGATCGTTCAATCTCTCGGATTTTTCTGGCAAGCGCCCACCCATCAATGCCGTTACGCAAAGCAATATCTGAAATGATGATTCGCGGTGGGTTATGGTCCTTGACGCGTCGCCGGATATATGAGAGAGCCTCGTCAGGCGATCCTACTGCTGTTATGTCTTCATCGATGAATCCCAGGCTAATGAGAAGCAGCTCCCGCATGTCGGGGTGATCGTCAATAATCAGGATCGGTCCTTGCATTTCAGTGACCCGAGGCGTTAAGTGCGCTTCTAACAAGCCAGACGAAAATAGTTGCCGTACCGGTTACGGCAGTCAGGGCGAGGCAATAAACCGTAAGCCAGAGTGCAGTTTTCTTTAACCATACATTCTCAGCTTTATCGGACACTAGCCGAGAATAGGTGTCCGCCATCGGCTTAAGGATCTCAGAGACCACATCCCGAACAACGTCACCGATATAGTCTCTAATCTCGTCAACAAGGTCATTTTTCTTAACGAACAGCTTTTGGCTATTCTCTACTCGATCAATCCTGCTTTCGAGTGCAGACATTCGGTCTAATATCTCCTGAGACACGTTTGGCCCTCGCTCCCAACAGTGCAAAATCCGTTCCCGTACTCATTCGTCTCTGTGGTCCAGCCAGGGCCGCCGGACTATTCGCGGTCTACGCCGCTTTAGTTCTTTTCTGCTACGTATTGACAGTCCACCTTGATCCGTTCATCACCTGTCGGATTGACGACGTAGCCGGTTGCCATATCGGGATGGCAAGAGCATATAAACTGCCTAATTGCTGATTCTATATCAGAATCATTCAAGGTAAAGATGACAACGTTATTCTCGCCTGACCGGATCATACCATTTCAATCCTTCCCGCCGTCGCTTTCCATCGGGTTCAGCCTTGTGCAAATAGGGGCTAATGCAGGCGACGACGTGAAATTACTTCACACTTTCGGGGGCCAATTCCATTGCCCGTCTTCGTCGCCACATTTGACGCTCAAAGTCCACAAGGTGTCATTGCCATCGAGGAAAGCCTGCCCGTTGACTAGATCACCGGACCACACACGCACGATGATCATTGGAAACGAATCGCCGTCAGAAACCGAGTTCCCAATATGCGCCTGCGCGCCCAGCGGCCATTTCGTATTATCAGGATTGCTGGTTTTAATACGCTCGGCAATGGACTGGCTGCTTGTGCGCCGTCTATTGATTTGATCCGCTTGTTCGGCGGTAACTTTGTATATAACGATTCTACCGATTGATGGTTTTTGCTCGCTCATTTTGACCTCGCTGACAACTCGCTCTTGTAGGCTTTAACAGCCGCGTCAAGCTGCCGCTGTTGCCCTTTGTAATCCACCGGCGCCGATGCGGCCCCAGCAGGTGCAGCGTTACCATTCAGTGCCGCGCTGATCGACTCGTACAGCCCCACGGCGATGTTTACCGCCAGAACGATATTAGAGTTCGCGCCAAACTGGATTGCCAGCGATGATGCAAGAGCCGCGAACGCCAGTATCTTTTTGTCGGTTGTACCGCTGAATACCCCGTTCTGAATATCTGCGTTGATCGGTCCGGCGACCGCCATAACCTGATTGACTGCGCTCAGTTCAGTCTGGAATCCCGTTTTGCCAGCGCTCACCAAGGCTTGCAATGTGGTCTGTGCGATGGTCAACGATGTGATCGCGCCAGAGCTGATAGCTTTAGCGTTGAAGCCGCCGCCAGGGGTGCCCGGCTTTGGCGTGCCACAGGCACAGAGGGTAAACAGGAAGCAAATTGCGAGGAGGCCGGATAGGATGCGTTTAGGTCTCATAAAATCCTTTAGGTCAAGATTGGCGCGACAGCACGTTGAAAGCCGAATGTATCACAATGACTCGATTAATAGAAAGCGAATAATTTACTACTCGAAAAGTGTACCCTGAATCCGAGCTCGAGATGCCGCCTCATTCAGCCAGAGCACCTCGGTTCTTTGTACCCCGCCTTTACCACCGTTACCCGCCACGTCTCTTTGTATCCGCGTCCAACCCGAATAGAGCTCGAGGTCGTACAGGTCGCAAGCATAACCGCTAACGACAGCCATTCCCTTGACGGTGTACAGAGCTCGAGCCAGTACCCTGTGGTCATCGTCCGACATTTCAAATTCGTAGCACTCGGTGTTTTCGCCAAGATACCGAGTTGATCTGGGATAGGGTGGATCCAAATAAAACAGGCAGTCCGGCGCGTCAAATAATTCCATGATCTCGAGCGCGGGCCGGTTTTCAATTACCACGCCCCGTAGCCGTTCGATTATTGCGTCAAGGCAATCTGGGAAGTTTCGCCAATCATGAGCCGGCGTCGTCCCGGATCGCTGCGACTTTGACCGAAACCCAGTCTTGAACGCGATATTGTGCCCAGCCGAACCAAACCCCATAAACGACCGGACGATAAGCCGCCGCGCGCGTTCGACAGGATCGTTCGTCGCTTCTCGTGATAGCTCGAGCTCGAGACGGGCAAAAGGCGTGTAAAATAATTTACGCTTCAGCTCTGTTGCGGCTTCAGCGTCCTGCATAACCCGAAACACATTCACGATGTCCAGCGACAGATCGTTGTAGACCTCGCAGTAGGTGCGGGGTTTGAGCATCAGAACTGCGGCTCCGCCGGAGTACGGTTCGACATAGGTTCGGTGTGGCGGAAAGTTCGATATTATCCACGGCGCAAGTCGAAACTTGGATCCGTGATAACGAACAAGCGGCCGTGTGATTTTCAGTTCAGCGCTCAAAATAATTTACCTTGCCTCTCGTTCTCCCGCCCCGCCTCCGCGACCAGATCTGCGATGATGCGCTTGCAGCCGTCACAGACATATCTTCCTCAACTGTTGCTCAACCTCGAATCGCGTCTCAAAGCCTTCGGTCAGCCGATTGGTCTTCTCGTGGTGGCCGAACCACTGGCTATGATCGCCGCCACCCAGAACCAGGAGCCAGCCGAGTTGCTTCAGTTGCTCGTCGGCTGGATCTTGAGTCCGGATTACGCCAGACATTCAATTGGCGACCGCTGATTCGGCATTCTCCGGCAGACAAAACGCCTGGATTGCATCGGTGATTCTGCGTGTACGATCGACGCCCATTGCCGAGAACTTCGGGTCTGACGTCAATCTATTGATCATCGCAGCCGCAGCGCTCTCAAGCATTCGGTCGTAATCGGCATAGGTCACGCTGTCGACGTAGACTGGAATTGCGTGGCTCGCCTTTGGGGTCACCTTCGAGGCAACGCGATAACCAAAGTGGAAACCATCGCCGCTGTCCTGCGCGACTTTCAGCACGGCGCCGAAATGTAGATCGTCGTCGAATTTGATCGGCGATTCGGTTACCTTTTTCTTCGGGAACTGCTCGCCGCCTGCCTCGATCTCTTCAACCCGCGCTGGCTCACTGTCAGAGTCTTCGTCGTTGTCGCCCACAAACTGGGGACCGGTTTCGTTGGTAGCGTCAAAGAACCCAGCAACGTTCTCCGCGGACTTCTCCGGATCGTTGATGCCCTCGAACAGATACCCCTCCTTTGCCTCGTCGGCGGTCATTGGTCGGGTATGAACGACCTCTCCGGTGTTTGGGTGAAGCAGCTCCATCCGCTTCGACGCCGGCAATGGATTCAGCGGACAATCCAGTTTCTCGACGTGATGCTTTGAATGAACCTGATTCGATAACTCCTGAATCAGATCCTCCTTGCCCTTGATGTTGTTATTGTATCGCGTGCGAGTGATGCTCAATTCCTCTTTCAAGACATCACGGGCCACGCACTCATCGGCCAGTTTCACCGCCAGGTCAGCAAGTAACTCTTCGCTGATCTTGGTTTTCAGTTCGAACTTCTCAGTTTTCGGCATATTGCTCCTTCGCTATTTGATTTAAAACAAACTCTCCTGAATCTTCTCGACTGGTGGATTCAACCGCGCCAGTTCCAAGTCCATCGCCGTTTTGTAATCCTCGCGCCAGTTATTGCCAAAGCATTTCCGCATCTCTTCGGAGTTGTGCTCGACCGCCTTCTGATACGCCGACTGTCGATTGTGTCCCTGTGTACAGAGGCACGGAACGACACCAGGGATGAACTGCCGGACGGTCCGCTGCGCGTCATCATTCCAGGTGTCTCGCTGATTCGCCCAGCCGGTTCCACGGCAGTAGGCGCAAACGTGTCGATCTGGTGCGAATGCTGATCGTTTCTGAGGCATCTTAACTCGCTTTCTTCAGCGGGCACCAGCCTGGCTGAATCGTGGCATCGTGTCCGATTAATTTCTTTTCGCCTTCGATCTTCACAGACTCATGATTGCAAAAATAAGTGAGCGGATAAGTGCTTTTAAACCGAACAAGATGGCAGTTCCCGCAAGTTGTATCAGGTTTTTGCTCCTCGACTTTCACCTCTGGACGCCCAAGAGCCGCTCGCATCTTCGCGACACCCTCAAGAATATTATCCCGGCGCGAATCGAACACCATTCCGGATGCAGCGCTCTCGATCTGTTTTTCGATCTCAGGATTCGGCAGCGCAGATTGGTCGAAAGCGGGAAGCTCCTTGCGTAGACCATCGCTCTCCGGTTTCGGCGATGCCTGAAGCTGTTTATAGGCTTCGATAAAGGCAAACCTCACGTCTTCTTGCTTCTCGTTGTGAGTCATCCAGAACCAGCCGAACCGCTTGATGAGTGCATTTATCAGCGGGTCATCGAACTTCGGTTGTTCTGGAGCCCGAACAACTCGCATTGCCGCGACGACTAACGACCAAGCGAGAGCAGGGCCGGACTGATCGGATTTCGAAGACCTAGCCCAGGCGATCGCAATTTCCGCTGCGTTGATCGGGAATGTCGCAGCCTTCGACTCACGAGTTTTAACAGCCGCTACGTAGGCATCGTTCAAGCTTTCGACAGGAATATCCGATAGGATTTCATTCCAGCTTTCTGCCGTCAATTTCAATATCGTCGCTTCTGGCAGCAATGCGGAGGGGTTCAAGGCCAGGATGCTCTTGGTGATAATCCTCGCCATCGTTTGTAAACGTAAATCCAAGCTTTTCGAACGACTCTCTTTGTCGCTCTGGTTGTGTTTTATATCCGTTACCATTCGATTTAACTCCGTTTCCGTTTGTCATCGGCTTTTCTTCGCGATTGAGCCAGTTTACCAATCTGCGTCGGCTCGGCTGCTTGTGGTTCACCTGACACCATACGACCATTTTCGCCTGAAGTCGTCGAATATCGATTCCTTCGTACAGCGGATTCGCCTCCATCGTGGCCATCCACTCTTCATCGTCGATCAAAACTCTCGGCGGTTTCTTTTTTGTGTGCGCGTCTCTCTCTGGTTCCTTATCTGGTTCTATATTGGTTCCTACATGGTTCTTCCTTATAGCGCCTGAATTTTGACCCTGGATTACCTCTTTTGCTACCGTGGATGTCCCCTTTTCAAACCCTGAATGTCCGCTTTTATTTCCCTCGATGTCCTCTTTTCTGCCCTGAATGTCCGCTTTTATGCTCTGGATTACCGCTTTTCTCTGATGTGGATTTGGCTTTAGTTGACCGTTCATAACGTGAATTTTGAAGCCGGAAACATTGCCTCGACCAAGCCCGCGTTCAACGATTTCAACGACGCCCAGATCGACAAGCCGAGTAATAACACGTCGTAGCTGACGCTCGCTTTTGTCGACTTTCCATTCGAGATATTCCATTCCGGGGTAGCAGTTCGAGCCATCGTCGTCGGCGTGATCGGCGAGCGCCATCATCACCGAACGTTCGGGCTCTGTTAAGACAAGGCCCCATATCTGACCCATCAGCTTTGCTGACAACTAGGGATTCCTCACATTCTCACACCATACCGAGCCAGTACGCAGCTAGCGCCTGCTGTGCGGTTTACGATGTATGAATTAAAACAGTCGAAGGAGTACCGGGGTAACTACGCTGAGCTACGTTTAGGAGTCTTCCGACTTGCCAGAAGAAAGATATTCCATGACGCGTTTTGGGCACGGTAGCCCAGCGTACTTACACCGAAACTTGAATTGAGGTTGCTGGAAATCATCATAAAATACAGTCAATCTTCTGGCAACCTGATATTCTCACGATTTCAGATCGCCGTCAACTGGAATCTTACCCCCGTCGATCTTTGCCGCTCGTTTCTCGTCGCACGCCTTGCGATACCGCTCTCTACTCCGTAGACGCTTCTTCACTCGATATTCTTCGATGCGCTTCAGTTTGTGTTCGAGGTTGATCATCGGTTGCTCCTTATATCTGTGCAATCCCGCTGGTGATCTCCACGCGCGGGTTTACTTTATCCTCAAGATGCTGCCCGCTTCTCATAGTATCCGGTCTTTCGTCTCCACCATTCACGGGCATAAATTCGTTGCGCGTCACCATATTGTTGGCCTCTTCGAATCTTGTCACAGGTTCTACACTGCCGGTACCCGCGCGGGTCGATCCTGAGGCTGCCACCGGATAGAGAATGTCCACGTCCGCATTCAGTCTTTCTGAAGTTGACCGCTTGAATCGCATTGCTTCGAAGCGTATTAATTCTCGGCGTTACCTTTTCCAGATGGACCGGATTGCAACAATGCTTGATCTTACAAAGATGATCGACCTGTCGTATCTTCAATCCTCGCGGCAATGGACCTACCAGCCAAGCGTACATAAGTCGATGGACCTTGACGGTCTCTCCGCGAAGTTTAACGTGTCCGTATCCACTCGGCTTATTCCCCATCCACAGCCAGCACTGAGTTTCTGCGTTAATTTCGATTTTCCCGAAGATTCGCGACAGTTCTGCGGTTGAAAGGTGGTCAACAATGAAGTAGTCTTTGTTCGGCATTCAGCCTCCATTCAGGTTGATTGTTAGAAGTGGGTTGATGCTGATACGTCAATCCACTTCGGACCTATTCTACCACGTTAAACCGCTGCAATACTACTCGTTATCTCGACTCTGGGATTATTCTTGTCCTCATGTCTATAAGCATGAATCTCGGTAATTTGCGAGTCGTCGGCCCATATAACGCCAGTGAGAGAATCAAGTAAGACCTTTAAACAGTTATCGAGATCCCCAGTCCTGCGCGGACGATAGACGTTCAGCGTAACCGCAACTGGGCCGACCAGCATTGGGTGTCCCGACTTTCGCGCCAAGTGGGTCACCGTTGCTTTGTATGCCCGAGCTTCCGATGTCAATATCATCCGGTTGCGAATGATCATCTTGAAGTTGTTCGCCGTTGGTGGATAGGGCAGGGTCAGGGTTTGGCTCATCTTTCCTCCGGATATAACCACGCGCGGATTTCCCGCTCGCCGGCCGTGTCAACGCTGCTATTGTCAATGTGCCCCAGGATCATCGGCAGGCTTTCCCTGTGACTTCCTCTGACCCACAGGTCGCGTGGTCGGAATATGATTTTCCTGATTGCATAGATCGCGAAGACCGCGACCACGCCGATTATGATTGTGAGCATGTAGCCACCTCATCAATCTGTGCTCGAATATCATCCGACACTTTCCAGAATCCCTGATAGCCACGGCATGGGATTGGCGTCGGTAGCAATCGCGGACTGCGCAGTACAAAGCCATAGTCACCGACGAACCAGTACGAACTACACTTGGGATCCAGCGTTGAGCCACTTGGCGGATTGTCGCCGTTCCAATGCGTCACACAGTCAACGACCTCGACAAGTCCGACGATTGCACCACGTGGCAATGATTCACTGGAGGGTAGCTCGCCGAATGGACTCTTACCATATCCCTTGATGTCGTCTGCTATTCTCTGCTGGACGAAAACGTATTCGTCTCTCGGTTCTTTCTTTGCCGCGTGAATCGCCAGCGTTCCACGAAACTTCGTTGGCCAGTCGCGGTTTTCCACGTCTTTACCGCAATGGAATATCGCATGGACCCACGGCTGATAGGTCGTCAGCGCCATTAAGTGCTTCATCGTTTCCTCTTTTCCACCGTCCACTTATTCACGCCCCACCGCGCGATTACCGCCCACGCGATCAAGGATAGGGTTAGCAGGATCATCGCGTCACCCCTCTATGATAAACCTGCTGCGTCGCAACTACGCCACTCATTCGGCACCTATGTCCGCCAAATTCGCCGCATCTTTTACACTTCCGAAGTGCCGCATATATTGCGATTACACGCTGCCTAACCATCTCGTCAGGCTCGGGTGCGGGCTTCGCGGGTTTAGCTCGCGGCATTGGCAGCCTCCAATGGATGCTGTTTTCGGTAATCAAATAGCGCCATTTCAAGTGTCGGGTGTCTGTGATTCATCTCGCCCGAGCGTTCCCGCTTATGAAACATCAGCGTCATTGTACGGTTTGATCGCGGCGAAATCTGTCCGCGAATACAATGATCGTGACAAAGAAAAACGAACCGTGTCAGATGATTAAAGTCGAACGTCGCCATCGTCTGGTCAATTGCCAGTTCAATAAAGTAGCTGCTCGACCAATCCACTTTCGATAGTGCGCCATTGTCAACGTGATAAATGCCGTAGAATAATTCGCCCAACAGATCCCCGACTTCGGCCCCCAATTCGGACAGCGGACCTTTCCATATTTTACTATTACCGTTCTGGCTCAGTACCTGATTCAGCCAGTCGCGGCCTGCGTATTTCGTTGCCATCATCTCTCCTTATGTGGCCGCCCGCGAGCAGCGGCCCCTCAGTTTCAAATCATCTGCGTGTTTGAAGTTTCACCTCGCTTTCTAGGAGATTCCAAGCTGGCGAGCCACCCCGAGTTTTCTAGCCCGTTTTTACAGGCGCTTCCGTTTAGCCTCACTTTATCGTATCGGACACCGAGGCTAGATGTTTCGTGGCTCATAGCTTTCACCGCGCCCTTATCCTTGGTCGTTGTATCTACCAAGTCGTCAGGTATCGGACGCGGCAATGTCAATCTGTGCCGGTTTACTGTCGAGCTCCGCCAAAGCCAACCGCATTAAACCTATTTATATGGCGCTTGCGATGCGGTGCAATTGCGCGCCGTCTCGACGTTTGGCTGTCTTTCCAGCCTGTCAGGTCGCACCGTTTTTAGCACCCGACCACAGCAAATCCACGAACGGCTCGCGGGACGGCTTAAGCTACTCTATGTTTCATCCGTCCAAGTCAAAACCGTCTTTCGACGTTGTAGCTGGCTAGACTCAATCCCCTCCCTCGGCCCGGCCCCGTTCGCGTCACTCCTCAGTTTTTGGTACTGGCGCTTGAGGACCGGGCGAGACTGCTATTTCTCTATGGTTTCCCGATCTTCTCCGCCGCGTCCGCAATCGACTTGATCAGCGCCTGGACCTCTTCGTCTTTCAACTGTTCCCTTGTGCGCGTCGGACCAGTGTAGTTCTTGATCGTGTCGTCGATCTTCTTTTTGGCGACGCCGACCTCTTTCGCGTTCTGAATCGTATCGACCAGTTGCGAGTAGAGTTCATCGGAACAGGCGGAAACGCGCTCCGTTGCTGGCTCTGCTGGTTTCGCCGCCTGGTCGAGATTGTCCTGACCGTGACCGCGGTTCTCTTCTGTGCCGGGCTTCAGGTCCGAGACGTTGATCGTTCCCTTGTCGGGTCCGTTCTTCGGCGCTGGATTTGCGTATTCCTGCCAGGTCGATTGCCCGTCCCTGATTGACTGATAGACTCCGCGCAGTTTCTGAATCTCTGCCGGACTGCATTGATTGACCGGGTGACCAAGAAACACCTCAAGCATATCTGGGTCAACGTATATCTCACCAAACGCTGCAATCAATCGTTTCCGTGCGCTCTCTGGGTCATCAGTGACACCTTTGCGAACGGTCTTCAGGCATTCTTCGCGGGCATCTTCGATCAAGTCTTTTGGGAGAATCTGAAGAATACAGTTGCGAACGAGGATGGCGCCACGCCTATTGGTCAGTTCGCGCAAATCCCGTTCATCAACGGACACCCAAGCCGTCTGCCCGGTCTGTTTATTCTTGCGCTGTACGAGTTTCTTAAAGTCATCCTCCGCTGTAACCTTGACGTTTGTTTCCAGATCCCACGCAAACGCCTGAATCTGTCGGCTGTCGTCATCGTCGCGGGTGATTCGCAATCCGTACTGAAGGTTTTTCCACACACGGGCCGCGCCTCTTGCCATATGAACGCTGGGGCCGGTCACCTGCTGTCCGCCGCGCGGGAAACTGTAACTGGACTGTTCGGCGAACGACAACCGTTTACACGCTTTCATCAGCGCCAGGAAGGCCGCGTCCTCATCGCGCCGGAACTTGTTGGCGATTATGATTGCTGATTGAATCTCGAATTGCTTCTCAGCCTGGGCGCTTGTCGGTGCGAGTTCGCTTGAAAACTCGTTTCTGGTCGCAAGCGCTGTCTCTTCGGTTCCGATTTGTTTACTCACTTGGATCCTCCGATCTGAAACTGTTTGGGCTGCATAACGAATTTGCACGTGGAAAAGAATCCACAATATTTAGGGCTGCATAATGGATCTGTCTGTTTCGCCGGAACAAATACCCCGGCCTGTAGGGCTAACACCGCGTTTTCGACACGAGCAAGAAAAGCATCAAAATCCGCCTCGTTTCTGGTCGAACTGAATACTTTGACAACCGGAACCTTGTTGTCCACGAGACAATCGAGGGTCACTTTCTCCGGTGCGCGGCCGTCGATTACCTTTGCCGCAAGAGCATAGGCCGTCAATTGCGTATCCTGATCCGCTGCGCCCTCACTGGGGCTTTTTGCTTTGGTCTTCGTGTCACGGATCGCAATCGATCCTTCCTGTACGTCGATTGTTCCCGCCAGGTCCAGCGGATAGCCGTTCAGTTCGACGACCCAGGGACGCTGAACATGTGTCGGGTCGAGCACCGGCGCAAGATTACTGGCGTGCAGAACCGACAGCCTCACTGCCTTATCAATCGCATTACCTTTGACCTTCTCGGCCCCGAGCATTGCTTCTTCCTGGTCAAGTTCGATTCCGGTTTGCCACTCGGTTTTGAGGCTATCTGATGCGATCTGCTTCACCTGATCAATCGCCAGTAGTTTCTTGTCGGTGATCTTACTCTGTAGATTCGCCGTGACTGATCTGTCAGTAGCAGTTCCGACAATCATAGCAACTCCCGGTGGTCGCTTTTCCTTGAGGATATACCGCCGTCTGAATTGTTCCCCACAGAATGAAAGCATGTTGATTGCGCTAATGTGTAGCTGTGGCTTAGCCTGTGGTGTCGTCACCGCTCCGTCGATCTCTTCAAGTACGCTTGACATTTGATTGCTCCTTTGGTTCGTCGCATAAAAGTTTTGCCCCGCACGGACACACCAGATTGTAGAGTCGGTAACTCGGTGGCTGGGCATCTGGATAGACTTTCTTCGGTTCGCCATGCGGGATATGTTTCGCTACCCAGTCTTCCATCTTGACAACTTTTCCAAACCGTCGAGTTCCGCACTTCATTTACGCCTCCACTGCGAGCGCCGAATCTGACACCCGCGTTACGATCATCTGGACCTTTGACTTCGCCGCCTGTTTCTTGAATGCCTCGAATGTCTTGCTATCGAGTCTTTCCAGACCGTCGACAATGACCAGCGGCAACTTGCCGCTTCTGAGCCCCGCAATCTGAATCGCAATCTCGACCTTGCGCGCCTCGTTGACTCGATCAAAGGGTATACTGTCGACGAACAACTCACCGTCCTTGACCTCGACGCCTTTAATCGGCAGGTCGTTCAGGAGTTTGGTTTTCAGGTCAGCCAGCGCCTCGATTGCTTTGGTGTCTTTGTCTGACTGCGCTTCGGCCTTCGTTGCTTCTTCACCGAGAGTCTTGATGTACTCTTTGGTCTGGTTGATCTTCGACTGATTGGTCAGGTTCTCACGGGCGACGGCCAGCTTATCAGTCAGCTTACGGCGTTCTGGCTCTGCCTCACCTCTCAGTTTGTCGACATTTTCCTGCGCTCCCTTGGTGATAATCCCAAGTCCGGCGATGACGTTTTCGCGAATGGCTTCCTTTTTCGTCTCTGCCTCTTGGCGCAATTTGGATATTTCCAACTCTAATTCTCGGTCGATCTCCTGTATTGAATGCGTGCCATTGGCTTTTGAGGCATCTTTCTCGCCTTCCATATCGGTGATAATTGCGTCAATCTTCATTTGAGTGCTTTGATTAACAAGGGCAAGACTGCCTTCGGTGGCCACAACGATACGAGCCCAGTCGGTATCCTCTGCGTCCTCCGGCAGCGTCTGCTTCATCTGCAGGATCGTCGCACGCTTCTCTTTTGCGACCCGGTTGACACCCGTCCGGTCGTCGTAGAATCGCTTGTGCTCCCGGTCGATCAATTCCAGGGCGTTCGTGTCCAGTTCATCGACCGTGTGCCCAATGATCGGCTCGATCAGGTCGTTGTCCAGCTTGATCGGCATCGCCTCCAGTAGCAGTTGGACGCGCATCTTCGCCGGAGCAGTCAGGAAATCGACGGGGTTCATTCCCAGTTGATCGATTAGCTGTTCCAAAAACGCCTTTGGTTTCCGAATCTGACCGTACATCGGATCGGTTACCATCGTCGCTGAGCCGGTTTCCCTGACTGTCCGCTCGATCAGCACACCGTTGTCGAGTTCCAAAACGATCTCGCCCTGTTCAGCTCCTCTTCGAAGGAGGGAAGCATCGTTGCCTCCCTTGAAGATCGACTTCAACGCCTCGATCACTGAGGTTTTACCGCTGGCGTTCTCACCTTCAATGACCGTGATTCCTTTGCCCGGCTTGATTTCGAGACTCTGGATGCCCAAGATATTCTTAATCGACAGCCGGGTTACTCGTAGTTCTTTTTGTTCTTTCATGTTGCTCCTTACTTTCTCTCTCTTATTAAGGCTTGGCAAAACACCATTCTATCCTCCTGAAGCGGATGTAGAGATGTTTCAACCACAGCGAACGGATTGCCATATAACTTGAAGTTCGCCTCGAAATAACGCTCCACGGTTTTAGCTAACTCGTTTGGGCTAAACTCCGCTGCAAGTACATAATCCATCGCCGCTCCTTATCCGACCTGAGTATCCACCCACTGCATAAAATGATCTTTGCAGCAAAAATGCTTTTCCTCGCCGCGCTTCAATTCGTTACCGCGATTGTGATAACCGAACGAAAACTGGCACAACTGCACATAAGCACCGAGCCCCTTACTGTCCGTCACGTTCGGGCATCCTGAAAGATCACATGCGTAACTTGTCGTCTGTATCTGCATTTTCCCTCCAATAATCAGCGGCGGCTTGCTCCAACGTCTGACAGGGCTATCGGATTGGCACCGCTTTCCCGATGCTGGACCGCCGCTAAACCCTAATAAACTACTTCGTCCTCTGCTAAACACCAGACCCTGAACGCCCCACCGCTCAGCATAAAGCGCAGCATCTTGTTGCCGCTCTGGTACTGGGTCTCCTGTGTGCCAGGAAAGGTCTTGATGATCGCGTACTCCTCGGCCGAGACGTGATAGCAGGTGGTTTCCGCAATTGCGCGGCTGAGTACCTGATACTTTTCGAGGCCGGCAGACATCGGCTGCACCGCCACCACATTAAGCCCGCCCTCGTCGTCCTCGTCGGTCCAGATGATCTCCGCGTTGTGATCCTTCGCGAACTGCATCTTTTCCAGCGAGGAATGTTTCTTGATTGTCAATTCTGCTGATAATTCGTTCATCGGACGATTCCTTTCTCGATACATATCCGGCCGATCTGCGCCTGAAGATGCAGCACCTTTTCATTTAGTCGGGTGACTTCAGATTTGTAGCCCTCGACATCTTTGATCAGAATTTCAACGTCACGCTTAGCAGACGAAGTCCTTGCCTCAAGCCGCGTTTCTATCTCCCCCGTTTTCTTGCGCCACTCGTCGGCCTCGTCCATCCAGTTCTTTTTACCCTGCTCGGCGACCGCCAGTTTCGTTCTCAGGTCGCGTAAATCCCGTTCTGCCTTAGTTGGTCTTGCCATTGGATTTGCCTCGTTTCTTTGCGGGCTTGGCACTCCGCGCCTCGATCTCCGCACCAGCAAGCCTATCCAGTAATTGGGAAATGTTCTCACTCGCCAGGACCGCCGCAAGCTTGATTTTGCCGTGCGTCGATTCTGGAACTTTGATCGTTTTCCTGATGTCGTTTTCCATAGGCGTACTTATACGCTAAGTCGTATTTGTATGTCAACTACTATTTGTAGGAAAATGCAGATTGCTAAATTAATTCTGTAAACCGTTGACCGGCGCGGGTTTCGGAAAGCGAAAAACCCGACAACGTTTTGACGCGCTATCGGGTTTCTCTTTCGTTAAGCGGGAACTGCACCGGCTGATTCGTAGTACCTTACGCCATAACTCATCCCCTGCATCTTCGGCTACAAGAAACTCGTCTGGGTCGGTCTGACACTCAATCAGCGCTTGTCAGACTACCATGCCCTCGGGCCGGGACTGGATACCCGGTTCGCTCCCTTTGCTGGATATAAAGATCAGATGATCGCGAAAACTATTTTCAACAGAATCTCGGATTTGTCAACAGTTATTTCTTCGATAAAAGATCATCCCACAACTTATCAAGTTTCATCAGCAACGGATCGGTATCCCTTTGGCTCTCTGGTAGCGATTCCGCATACTGTGCGCGCCGACGACCGAGTACCGAGTCACCGTTCTTTTGCTGGAGCTTAACCGTCTTTTCCTGTTGCTCCGGTGTCATATGATTGACAAACACGTCGATGGCATTTCGACCGTTTAAGGTCTTCCAGCGCTCTTCCGTGTGACCCTGAGAACCTTTGTCGTAGATTTGGTTGATGTCCGATTCTCGCAGTTTACCCGCTTGATAGGCGGCTGCGATGTCATCGTGCAGTTTGTCCAGGTCGCCACCTGATCGCATCTGTTTGATAAACTGATCGCGCAGTGGCTTTGTCGCGTTCTCGTCGGTGTTCTGTCTTTGCAATGCCAGTCTGATCGAATCGTCAGTGACGTCAGACGTTCCTTTGATGAGCCCCGGCGCGGCCAGATTAACCACCAGGGACATCAGTTTCGCGGTCTTGGTCTTGTCGTCGTCGCGTTGACCCTCGTATCCGACACCGCCAACACCAGCCACATTCTTGAGGAAACCGTTGACGCCCAATATACCGTTTGCCAGATTAGAACTAAATTGTTTCCAACCGGGTTCGTGTTTTGGCGCTGCCGCTGCAAACTGCGGCCCGAAGTTTCCTTCAACGTCTCGCATCCCGGTCAATCGTGGCTCTTTTCCGAAGATCGCGACTGAGCCCATATGTATACCGGGAGCGCTGATCAACGGCTGAGTCAGTCCACTAATGGAATCCGCCATTCCCTTTTCGAGCGACTGCCCGACTGTACCACCAGCCTGAGTGGTATTGAAATAACCAGCCATCCCGAGTGCGCGGGTAGCACTGGGAATATGTGAACTGAAGTCGAGCCCGATGTATGCACCGTTGTCACCTTTACCATAGAGCGCGTTTGCGGCGTCAGATTTCCGGTCGTCGTCATTGAGTTTGATCTGCAGTAACTTCGCGTCTTCTTCCTGCCAGGGGAATTTCTTTCGATATGCATAGTGCAGCAAAACCCACATTGCCAGCAGGCCGATAATTCCGCCAGAAAGAGCTTGGGCGATGACGTAGGCCGCTCTGTCGCCTGCCGTGTACTCTGCGCCCGGCCCAGCTTTTGGACCGCCGCCAGCGCCCTTACCACCGCCTGAACCACCAGCGGCCGGAATATCGTGCTGGAGAGTCAGCGCACGGACGCCGTTCCTGATTCTGGTCGAGCCTGCGGTATAGAACGGTCCAATCCCCAGGTCTTTGACGAACCGACCTAACTGCGGTTCAAGTGCCCGGTTATAAATCCCCAGGTTGTTTACAAAGTCGAATATCTCGGCGTTTGTAGCGTCCGGATTCATCGCGTCGAGGATGTCGAGCATTGCCAGTCGTGCGCGCGTATCAATCCCCGATGGCCCATACAAAATCGGTCCCATTGACAGCGAGCGTTTCGCCCCAGTCTGTTCGGCAATCTTTTTACTGAAGGTGATACTCCCAGTCTTTTCCGGCAAGGCTCCGGCGTCGGCCAGTCGTCGCTTATTACGCATTGCCTTCTGGCTCTTTGTCGATGTCGAGAGGATCTTCACGCCTGCGGCGATAGGTTTCGTCAACACCGGCAGATTGGTGACAATGTTCGCCACGATGTCGAGCGCCTTCAGGATCGGAGTCTTGCCGATTGTCGTCTGAAGCGGGTTCTTGAATATAAACGGCGTACTGGTCGTCAACGTCTTCACGATGTTCTGGCTGTGTATCGCCGGTTCGAGCAAGCCGACTAATCCCAGTCCGGTCAGTTTCCTGAATAACCGGCCGGGCAGTGACTTCCCGTGTATCTTCTGTTCGATCATTGGGGAGATTTCGCGCCAGAGCCATTCAGGGACTTGAACCTGACGAGCTTTGACGCTGATCGTCTTTCCATCTTTCAGGATGCGAGTGTACGGACCAGCGTCCTTTTTGATGTAACCGGGCAGGGTTGGACCGGACTTATACGGGACTGTGATTCCTTCGTCTTCGAGGATCTGATAGAACGCAGCCATGTTGTTGCCCTTGAACGCCTGTCTAATTCGGTCTTGCAGGTCCGCAGCCTCGGCGCTGTATTGCTCAGCCAGTCCCGTGGCAAATCGATTGGCGATGTTGCGCGGTTTTGCCAGTGGCGCCCGCTGTCCGGGAATCGCCCCACCTTTACCGACAAGTTCGCCGTCCTCGTTCTTGGCAATCAGCGGATAATAGGTATCGAGCGGTCCCAGCGCGTCACTAAACACTCCCTCATTCTGCACGTGATTTTCAGCCAACGGTTTCTCGAAATGCTCCTTGTAGATTTCCAGAGCTTTCTTGAACCCCTCGTTTTCAATTGCCTTCTCGAATGAATAGTTCGGGCTGAATGGGATCGTACCCACGGCGTCGGCAGCAGCCAGCAGTTTGTCGTAGATGAATGTCCGCAAGCCGTCGAGATCACCGTCAGACAGCAGAGTCTCAGCCTCGGCGCGCAAGTTGTCGCCCAAATCACGTTTCCCAGCAATGTTGTCGAGAATGTCGGCAAATCCGTGATCCTGGTTGAAAGCTTCGACCAGATCATCGTCGCTGATTATCGATACTTCATCGGCAATATCCTGGTAGCGTTGTCGGATTCCCCTCAATCGAGACTCAATTAAGTGCAACGCGAAGTTTGAGAACTTCATCTTTGCCGCTTCCTCAATTGCCGGAACATTCTTTCGCATCAGGTTATACGACTGAGCATTTGATGATGCGGCCTTTATGAACGCCTCGAAAGCTTCTACGTTCTCAGCTCGGAGTTTCGCGCCGTTACGAGTGAACATATCTGAGAAGGTCGCACGGAAACCACCAGGTTCTTTGATCGCCACTGGTTTCGCTGCTATTCGTGCCTTGTTCCAGTCTTTGATCTTTGTCAGGATCGGCGTGCCTTTGCCGCTTCCACCGCCGAGAGACGGAGCGGCTACGATCGGGGATTTGCCGGAGGGCTCGCCCCTGCGTGATTTCACTCGCGGAGATTCGCCCTGTTTCTCGACCGCCGCCGCCATCAACTGCTTGATCTTCTCAGGCGTGGCGTTCGTCAGCTTCTTCGTGGCGTCGGCAATCGCCGCCTGTTTGGTCTTGCCACCCCCGACGAGCATCCCGGTTCGGCCTTCGCCAATTGACCATCCATCATCGGTCTTGTGGATATACAGATCCATATCCTCAAAGCCGGGAATCTCCAGCGGTTTAGCTCCTTTGACTTCCTGGAACTCTCCCGCTCCCTGGTTATAGAGGAAATACTTCTTCGAGTCAGGCTCCGTCGATTCCGGTGTATTGAATTCAAGCGGCTCTTCACCGTCGAATGGATCGAACGGCACGGCTTCGATGTTATCGGTCGGTGTTTCCCTTTTCTCTGATAACCGTCTTTCCAGTTCTATCTGTTCGGCTTTCTTTGCAGACAGCTCGTCGGCCTGCTTAAACGGTTTCCCGATTTCCTTCTGGACGGCTTCGAGGTCCGCGACCCCCTGTTGGCGGCTGGCCTCAGTCGATTTGATCCGGTTCTTTATGCTCTGTGGAATATGCTCAATCGAACTGATAGTGGATTCGCCATCCTCAATGTTCAGGTTGAAGTTGTAGTTATTACGTCCGAGCTCTTTGCCTTTGCCAAGATAAGCGTTACCTTTCTGATAGATAATGTCCCAGCCTCGAAACTCGCCAATCTTGGTATGAGCATCTTCCGGCAGCGTCGTCAGATAAGTCTCAAGAGCTTTCCCAGCTTCCTCTCGCTTGTCATATCTCTTGCCGTTTATATCTATTGAGAACTTTTCATCATCTTTACGCTTCAGAGTCTCGTATTCTTCCTCGTACTTGGCAATTCGGTCCAGGTACGGCTGGGCCTCGCGCTTCAACTTCTTCTCTGAATCTTTCAGCGCGTTCTGTGCTTTGGTGTGGCGCCGTTCCGAGGCCTCCAATTGCTGGACATCTTCGTCAACCTGAACCTTTCTCAAAAGGTCGGGATTGCCCGAAGCGATAGCCATGACCTTTGCCGGCGAAAGCTCTTCTGAGTCCTCGTCTTTGAACGTCCGCTGTTTCAAGTCGCCTTGCATCGCCTGACGGATGAACTTCGATTTGGCGTCGACCAGTTGCCACATGAAGGTATCGAAACTGTTGGTCGTGACATATCGGTATATCTGAAGCGGTTTCCCTTCCTGCGCTAGATCGTTCCCTTGTCGCCAGCCTCGACCGTCGCGCTGTTCGACCGCTGCCGGAAGCCACGGAACGTCGATATGGTGAAGCGCAATCAAATACTTCTGAGCATTGACGCCAGTTCCCAGCTTGTCAGTTCCGCCGATGGCTACTAACGCCTTCCCGGTTGCCAATCGTTCAATGGCGCCCGTTTTCTGCTTCTCTGTCAGGGTCGCAAAGTCGATGATCTTATCTTTCGGCATTCCTCCTTTGACGAGTAGCTTCGTAATCTCGTCATACATCGAGAATCCCCACTCGGTCTTGTTAACTCCGATGTCAGAGAAGATCATTTGCGTTCTGGTCGGTTGTTTCTTCCAAAGTCTCAGGACTTCACCGGCTACGGCTTTTGCCTTGTTCTTCGCGTCTTCCCTTCCGCCACGGACCAGCCTGATGTCCATCGAGACCTTGCGGGCATCCGAGCTGAGCTTCAGCATATTGTCGACCTTCGGTTCGACCTTCCGATTCTTGATCGCGACAGCCCGACGTTTGATGTCGTTCATGAAAGCGGTCTGGCTGTCGGAGATTGGAATGCTTACCACCTGGTCATTTCGCTTTGGTCGGACGACCGTACCGCCAAGATCATCTACTCTTTGGACGTCCATAATCTGACGACTGAGCGCCAGTAGTTCAGGAAGGTTCGAGTACTTCGCAAACCGGGTGACCGCCGAGTAATCTCCGGTTACCCCGACTTCCATCTTAGTTGTCGTATCGCCAAAGGTATTTGCCCAGGCATCGAACGCCTGAATGCCACGATCAACCAAATCCTGGTATTGCAGGTATTTCTGCATGTTGTAGAGTTCGACCATCGTGTTGGCGACCGGTGTACCTGTGGCAAAGACCACTCCGCGATTCTTGTTTTGCTCGATCAACCAGCGAGTACGCATCAGCATATTGGTTGCTCTATCGCTCCGGCTGGTCGGGATACCCTTGACCCTCTGGCGTGCGCTGTAGACCGGAAGACTCTTGTATTTGTGGGCTTCATCGACGAACAGGAAGTCGACGCCGGTATGTTCAAAGTACACAGCGTCGTCGGTTTTCGATCCTTCAACAGCTTCCTTTAGCCGGGCTTCCAGTTTGGCTTTCGCTTTCTCTAATTGTTTTACGACCTTGTTACCCTTGCTCGCATCCTCCGCCTGTGACGCTCTGATCGCGGCTTCCAGTTCGTCCAGTTCCCGGTTAACGAAATCTCGAACAACGTCCGGGTGCATGGGTAACATATCCAGATTGTCATGGGTTAGGACAACCAGATCGTAGTCACCGGTCGCAATCCGCGCGACCGTCTGCTTCCTCGTGTCCTTGGTGAACTTCGCTCCAGGTGTGATGATCTTCGCGTTTGGATACAATCGCTGGGCATCTGCCAGAAATCCTTCGATGATCGACTTTGGTACCGCAATGGCCGGTTTGTTTGCCAATCCCATCCGACGCATTTCCATTGCCGCGCCAACCATCGCGAAGGTCTTGCCAGTCCCGACTTCGTGGGCGAGCAACGCCCGACCCTGACTGATAATCTGCCAGATTGCGTTTGCTTGATGCGGTCGGAGGCTGATTGCTGGGTTCATTCCCGGTAATCGATACTGACCGTCTTCGTCCTTATAATGCCGCGCATCGTATTTGACCAGCCGAATGTTGTTGAAATTGTCGTTGTAGTAGCGATGGAGTCTTGTCCGGCGCTCCTCGTCTTCCCAGAGCCATTCTTTGAACAGGGTCTTTATTTCCGCGACCTTGGCGTTTGCATCTGCGCTTTCCTGAGCATTTAGCACGCGGGTTTCTTTTGATCCATCGTAGATCAGTATTGGCTTATCCGACAAAGCCGACTGAACAATATCAATGAAGTTTGCGCGCGGAGTACCGTAAACTTTTCGCGCCTTCTCGGAAAACTCAAGAGGACTATTCCTCCTTGCATAGTCGGCCATCCACTGACCCTGACCGACAAGGTAGCTAACCTTGTAGTTCTCAGGACGACCACCGAGTTTGTCCGCCATGAACTGCGCGACATCTGAAGGGGCAATCCACGGCGAGCCAAGTTTTGCATCGATGTCAGTGTAATCCAGATCTTCAGGCTGAATCTTTGACAGCGCATCGACATTCGGCTGGAATTGCTTGTCAACCGCTGCTGCCTCCTGTGCCTGTGCGAGTTTCTGCCTGACATTGCCGGAGAGGTAAATGTCTGCCGTTTCCCAAGTGCCGTTTGGATTCTGAAAGGCAAGCCCGTCCTTTACGAGAGTCTTACTAACCTGCGCTTCACTCTTTCCGACCAGTCCCGCGATTCTGGGAATGTCGACCTTGCCGTATTCGCTGAGACTGATACCCACGGCACTCCCGACGTTATCTGCCTTTTCCGGTCGTTCATAGACCCTGATTGTGTTCTGGGTGAAGGCCGCGGTCTTCGTCGCCTTCTTTGTCTCAGGGTTGTAGTCTTCCAGCGCAAGTAATACATACTTGTCCGGATCGTCCATCATCGCGCGCGCGTTTGCGGGCTCGTGGAGATAGCCGTGTTTTTTAACAAACTGATCGTAGGCCTTGTTGAGTTCCTTGCGAGCTGCGGCTGTTGCCGTCTCGCCCTGATGCTCAAGCTGAGCGTTGATTACTTTTCGAAGAGCATCCCGGACATCGAGCATTCCCTGAATACGCGCAATCTCCGCTGGACTGGCAGATTGCTCTATCAGGTCGTCGCCTTCTTTGACGAATAGCTTACCGTCTTTGATTGCGAACCCGCCCTGCTTGGTATCTCCGTCATCGACCAGTCTATTTGGCTCAAAGACCGGATTCTTCGGCCGCTCGGACATCACGTCTTTTGGTAGGTTCTCGACAGCTTTCTCGAAGCGCTCAACAAAATCCTTGGTCCGGGTTACGTGCGAACTACCTTTGCCGTAGAGCCGCGATCGACGATCAAGCGTTCCCAGAATCTGTTCGGGATGATTCTCATAATACTTGTTGATCTTGATCAGCTCGCCACCATCGGCATCAGGAAGCTCGCCCAAGCCCGTCCAGTCGGTTTTGGCTTTCTCGTCTGGTAACCGCTTCCTGAGAATGATCAGGTCGGTAACGACCGCCGTTCCCGCTGATTCCTGAAACGTGTTTTCTGGAAAGCGCATTGCCCCGACCAGATCGGCTTTATCGACAAGTGCATCACGAATCTTTGAATCGAGTTTATCCAGCGTTCCGGTTGACGTGATGAACATCAACAATCCCCCGGGTCGAACCTTGTCCAGCGACCGAAGGAAAAAGTAATCGTGAATGTTTGCTTGGAAGCGATTGTAATCCTTGTCGTTTATCTTGTAGTCACCAAAAGGAACGTTGCCGATTGCAAAGTCATAGAAGTTGTCCGGTATGTTGTGCTTCTCAAAACCTTTGATCTGGATATTCGATTCCGGGTAGAGCAATCGCGCCATCTGTCCGGTCATCTGATCGAGTTCGATACCTGTCAATCTCGATTTGCCATGCAGATCACGGGGCATAAGCGCAAAGAAGTTACCGATGCCCATTGATGGTTCGAGTACTCGACCGCCGTCGAACCCGAGACGCCGGGCAATGTCCCACATTCGTTTGACGACTTCTGGGGATGTGTAGTGAGCATTCAAGGTCGAGCGCTTGGCGGCCGCGAGTTCGGGGCCTTCCAGCAATCCAGGCTCATCACCTTTGCCTAAGATGATGTCGCGCTCTTTGGAATACTCTTTTCCTTCAGGTGCGTATTGATTGAAAACCGCTGGGAATTGACCAAACCCCGTGAACTGCGCGAGTATCTTCTGTTCTTCGGCGGTCGCTGGTCGTCCCTCTGCCGTGATGTTCCGGACAAGTCGAATTGCCGCGATGTTACGCTGCAGCTTTGTTTTTGCTCCGCCACTGGTAATCAGCGCAGGATCGTCTAGGTAGAAATCTCCGGCGTGTTTTGGGGCTGCGGGCCGGTACCCGCCGAGTGGCGCCGTTTCTTCGATGACTTCAGCGACTGGTCGACTGCCTGTTGCATCTGGTCGTTCGCCCGTTCCTTCTCCCACGGTTCCGGCTGGTCGCTCTCCGGTTTCAGTAGTATGTGGTCGGCCAACGCCTGCTCCCTCGCCTGTTCCGGGTTCTGACCCTTGCTCACTCGGTCGGCGAACTGGTCCTTCGCTCTCTCCTGGGCGCTCAGTAGTGCCTCTTTTAGTCCGCCCTGGTGTTGCAGTTCCTGGTACTTGTTCGGTAGGTTTTGCTCCCAGTGGCGTTTTGCCATTCGTCCGAGGGGGCCGAGTTTGCGTTGTGGCTGGCTCATTAGTAGCCTCCGTTGGTTCTATTGTAGGCTCTTTGGGTCTTGTGTCAACCGACTTATAACGCGGAGTTCCGCCGTTCTTTTCAAGCGTATCCGCGATTGAGGAGCGGAACTTGTCGATGCCCATTCGCTCGACGGTGAAAGCGGCTTCCTGTTTTGCGTCTTTGATAGTCGGGGTGTAGTCGGTGATTGCGTGGCCTGTCGTGCCTTCGCTCGCCATCCAGCTTTGTCCAGACCTGCTACGATGAGTGAATACGTCCAGGTCGGGATGCTCTGGTATCGTGAATCGTTTGCCTTCCACCTCCTCGAAGGTTCCAGTTTTTGAGGCGATATAGTATCTCTGGTCGGGTGGAAGCACTGGTTTCTCAGGTGTCTTAAACGGCTGTCTCTTTGCTGGTGGAGCGTAGCCCTTGATCGTTCCGTGTTTCTCTATCCAATCGGCAATAACCTTTTTAAAGCCATCGACGCCCGCTTTCTTAAGGGTCGCCGTCGCGTGTTCAATCGCCTGTTCTTCGCTGAAAGCCTTGGCGATGCGAGAACCGGTTGTTCCTTCGTTTACCGACCATGAATCGGGTAGTCCCTTTCCGCCCTCAGTCCGGTATATATAGAGGTCGAATTGCTCAAATCCGGGAATCGTGACGGGCTTACCTTCGACCGTATGATGTCCACGTTTTCCAGTATCAGCAGCTTGATAGCGATAGGTTATGGATTCCGGCTCAGTCTCTTCTGTGCGCCCTTCAGTATCGCCAGACTCTGATCTATCGACGACTTCATCGACGATTGCGGCCGCGTGCTGTTCTCGAACGGCTGGGTCTTCGACGTGCCCAAGTTCTTCGACTGCGGCGTCGTGGAGCGCTGTTCTATTATCGACGCTGGGATTGCTGATGGTTGCGTCAATGTGCTGTCTAAGAACGGAGTCGGGTCTTGTGACTTCGGCTTCGAGAGGCTTGAAATTCTCGGCAACTTCGGGGCTGATCCCCTGATTCTGACTTTCCTCATCTGGTTTCCTCGCTTTCCCCTGAAGGTCTGGATACTCAGCCAAAACCTTTTCTGGAACATTGTCGCCGCGCTCCAAGGCTTCCTCGATCAATCGATGATGGACTGACTGGCCTTCTCGTTGTAAAACAGTCGTAGCGACCGGCACAGTTCCGGGTTTGAATCCTCGACCATTTGACTTCAGTGCGCTTTGTGGAAGGACATAGGCGCGATTTCCAGCCTTGTCCTGTCCGGTAGAGGTCGACCATCCGCGTGCTGGTGCCCGTTCTGGCAAATCCGCACGCTTTTCAAAGTTCAGGTCAGGGCTTCCCCATCCGCTCTTGATGCCTTTCATCATCTCGTCAACGCGAGATTCTGGATCTGGACGAAGATCGAAATGCACCCAGTATTTGTTTCGGAATTCCTTGCGCGTCATCTGCCAAGGTTGCTTTACTTCGGTTTTTTCTCCTGCTCCTTGTAACTGATCGCCGCGTCTATTTTGCTCGCTTTTTGCTCTCCGTACTTGCGGCTCATTGCCCGGTGGTGCGGGCCTTTGTTCAGTTCCCTCATGTTCTGTTGAAACGCGGCCTTTGTTTTCTGTGGGTTTAACGGCATTGCCTTCCTCCTTTACTTCGCTGGATACGTCTTTCCGTTTGGTAACGTTACCTTGAGCAACTTGCTCCCCGGTGGCACTCCCTGTGCCCACGTCGGGGATGTCTCGTTCGCCAGTCCTGAGTCCTGCTGCTTTCCTGACCTGTTTGTCGAGATTGGCCGCAGCTTCAGCCTCGTCTTCGTCTGATCCTGTGCCATGACTAAATCCCAGTCCTTTCGTTGTGAGTATCTTGCCACCTGGGGTCTGATAGGTGAACGTCATATCATCGAGAACTTTGTTCGCACGCTCGACAATCCGCGAGACACGCGCTGGGTCATCAGACCTGAATAAGAATTCATCGCCGGACCTGTGGTAAACCTTTACGCTGCCTTCTGGCTCTTGCGCCGCCGACTCCCTGAAGACCGCACCGACTGCTGGCAGAACAGATTCATCGACTCCCTTGTGACCGAGTATATGGTTATAAGCTTTGAATCCGTCAATATCGGCGTATCCTACGTGCGGGTGCGACTGCTGCATATCCTGCTGGTCGTCGTGAAATACTTCATAGTTTGGCAACCCGGTCTTTTTGCTGATTCCCGCCGCTTGCCGGGCTTCGTCCAGCGTCATATTCTTGATCTGGGTTCGACGTGGCCCTATACGTCGTTCTTCGCCACCTGGTCCAAGGCCTTCCGCCTGCCGCCGATCCTCTCCGCGCCTGTCTGGTCCTCTGGATTCCGCGCGACGGTCGTTCACCGGTTCTTCACCATACGTTTCGGTCGGGCTGAAGTCTTTGACACCCTGTTTCGATAGCCGTTGAACCTGCCGGTCGATTGCCTGACTCTCGGCTGGGGTTGTCGCTGGTTCGACACCTAAGCGAATCTTGTTAAGCTTCTGACTGACCTCTTCAGGTGTCATCTGTCGAATCTGGGCATCAATGATTCCATTGTCGTTGAGTAGCTTATGGCCGGGCAGTCGCTGATCTTCTGGCGCCGTCGTAGACTCTTGAGTAGGCACCGCTGCCGATTCAGGAGCTACTGACGACGCCGATCTCGATTGAAGTTCAGGGAATTCGGCGAGTACCTGCGGAGGCACGATTTCACCACGAGCGAGCGCATCTCTAACCGAGTCTTCGTGCATCTGGGCGAGCATTTCAGGCGCGACAGCTCCACCTGCGCGGTCTTGAACTTCCTGCTTCGTCATCTCCCAGAACGCGCGGTTGCCAGTTAATTGTTCTGGTTGGGTAACCGGAGTTCCGGCCGGAGAACTGGGAACGACTGGAGCGCCAGGCTGTGCGTCCTGTGCGGCTGGTCCTTCCGCTGGTGGTAATTCCCCGACATCCTTGAAAATGTTCTCAAGGTTCCTGATCGCCGTTTCGCCACCGCGTCGAGCCTCGTCAACCGTCCGGGCTGCAAAGTGCTCTGCCGCTTGTGGGTCTTCACCTGTGCGGTTGGCGACATCGGCCAGCTTCTCCGTTAAATCCGCAAATCTGGTGTTTCCCGCAGACTCGTCTGCCGCGCGGAGATTTTCAAGGGCCGCTTTACCATATTCTACGTCAGTCGGAAGTTTGGCATGAAGCAAGCCCATGAACACCGAGAGGGCAACGGCCGAAGTCGCTGCTTGCTCGTCGCCGCCAGCAACCCTGACCAGCATTCCCTGGGTTGGAGCATTACCGAAGATCGAGACCATCATCGGAACCTGTTTAGATACGAACAGCGTGGTTGGTCCGTTGCCCAAAGCTTTTGCCACTGCCGGCGCTAGTGATTCACCGACAGCCGCGAATGCCTCAGAACCGACAACCATCGGCGTTGCAGCCAGTCCTTCTTTGATGTATTGCTCTGGTGTTTCACCCCTACCGAAGCCGAGGGCTGCGGTCGTCGCGTCCCAATACGCGATCTTTGCCGCCAGTGTCTCAGGGGCCGCGGCAACTGCGGCTAATAACTGTGGCGCTACCCTGCCAGCCGTGTTCAGAGCGTGACCGCTGACATTCTCTTTGTTGAAGACGTTCGCAAGGGCATCAACTTCCTTACGGCGATTATCGGCGAAATCCGATATTGATTGTCCGACGCCCTGAGTTCCCGGTATTCCCGGTGTGGATAGTACGCGACCGACCGCACCGAGTGCCGATAATCCAGTATCGGCAACACCTGTTCCGAAACTGCTGGCGTAACCAAGAGCATCATTTTGACCGACGCCGAGCGTTCGCTTCTCTTCGTCGCTCAGAGGACCATAACCCGCGAGCTTAACAATTGCCGCTCGTCGTGCTTCTGGTGTTGCAGCCGTTGCTGCCTCCATCAGTGCCGAGTTTCGTTCGATCTTTACTCGAGCCTGTGTCTGTTCTGGAACTTCGTAAAGATTATTCCGCTGGCCGACTGGCGTCTGAATACCTTGTCCCTGGTGTGGCGTTGCGGTTGGCCGACCGCTGACTGAACCTACCTCCTGCCCGGTCGTCGGACTCTGCAACCGTGACAACACATCGGGAACGCTGCCGGGCTTTGGTGGTGCAAACCCTGGGCGATTCGCCGCGTTAAATGGACTCTGTGACTGAGCTGGATGACCAAATCCCGGACGATTGGCGGCTGTGAATGGACTCGCCTGTGCTGGTTGCGCTGCTTCTGGTTGCTCAACCGTGAATTCGCTTGGGTCGAGTTCGATAGGTTTCGTTGTTATTTCTGATGGATCAACCTCAACGGGTTTCGCTTGCTTGCCAGCGATGGTATTCACATAGTCCTGGGTTTCTTTATAGGGAGGAATGCCGCCGTGGGAATCAACCGCGCCCTCTCCCGCATTATACGCAGCTAGGGCCATTCGCTGATCGCCGCCATATTTATCGATCAATCTCCGTAATTCACGAGTGCCCCCTTCAATGTTCTGCTGTAGGTCGTGGGGGTCGACACCGAGACGGGCTGCGGTATTCGGCATCAACTGAGTGACACCGATCGCGCCTTTCGGACTGATCGCTTTTTGATTGTAACCAGACTCCTGTGTCGCCCATCGATGAGCAATCCCAGGGTCAATCCCGCGCTCGGTGGCGTATCTTTTGACGAGTTCCTGCGGGTCCTTTAGGTCGGGAGTAGAGATTTCAGACGAATCGAGTTCCACCGGTTCGGGCTTTGGTGGCGCGACCGGCTTGTCCTGCTGTATTTCGGACGGGTCTAATTCGACTGGATCTAAAAGCATTGTGTTTCATTGTTGCGGAATAAATGTCGGTTTACCGTTTGGCCCGAGTTCGCCAGTTGATACCATCTTCGTGCCATCACCTTTTGTGACTACCTGTCCTTTGGGATACGGACTCTTCCCAGATGGCCGTGTCACCCCGGCCGCTGGCTGTCGGTGCTGGTTGACGATCTCGCTATACTTGGCGTGTGCCGCAACCTTCCTGTCAGCAATGTCTTTCAGCTTGGTCTGGTACTGCGTAGGCGACATCGTGTTCCGTTGTTTTCCAAGAGCCGCCTCCTCCGCGTTGAGAGCCTTCAGTGTATCATTCGTTTCTTTTAGATCGACATCCAAGCTCTTATTCGCAGTCAATCCGTTTGCTGGCTTACCCTGTCCGACGTTTGCCGCCTGTTTGTCTCTCAAGTCTGCGGTCGCCCCGGCCTGGTCGGCCTGTGCCAACAGCTTCTCGTATCCAGCCTCATTGACTCCATTCAGGTATTGTGTCGCGTGGGCTTTCGCCGTCACATCATCGAATCCCATTGCTTTGAAAAGAGCGGTCGCTTCGTCCAGTTTACCCGACGCCTTTATCTGGCCCGCCAATTCCTTGACACCCTTTTGACCTTCAACGCGAGCCTTAATTTCTGCTAATCGCTGGGGTCCGGATATTTCAGTTGCGAAGGTCGCCTTGTTACCCGCCGCGTTGTCCTGTAGCGCTTCTTTGTTCTTCGTCTGAATATCCCCAATGGCACCCGTGCGAGTAATCAGATTGTTCATCTGCTGTTTCAGGGTATCCATCTGAAGTTGATGACGTAGGTTCGGGTCAGCATCCTCCAGCTTCAACTGGGTCATTCTGGTGTTGGCGTAATTACCGAAATCGTGCTGATAGGCCATGTCGCCGCCGATACGTTTCGATGCCGCTCCGATTCCGCCCTCGATCACACCTGCTAATGGATTTCCAGTTGCCAGTCCGCGCATCAGACCTTCGACGAACCCGCGCTTCCGACTGAATTTGTCGTTGTAAATCGCATCGCTTCTATTTGGCTGAACTGGAACATTCGGGTCTTGTGGCGCCGGTCCTGCTGGAAACTGCGAGTATGGATTTGCGCCAGGGAGCGCTGGCATTGGGACACCCGAAGTCGTATCAGTCGCCGCTGTTCCCGGTGGAGTCATTGCCGGAAGAGCCGTCACCGAAGGGTAGGACGCAGGCATTGACTGGTAGTTCTGCACTTCCGATTGGTCGTCGTTGACGTTCGGATAGGCCTGACTCACATCCGGTGTCGCCGGATCAGTTACCCGACGTTTGCGCGTCATCGATTGGAGATTGGCTGCTAAATCGGCTGGTACGCTGAATGCCACAGTGCCCTCTTACTGTTTCTTGACTTCCGGCATCTTCAAGCCTGTCCAGTTACCCCGCGCATCGGTCACGATCTCCGAGCCGTCGAGATTATAACTTTGAAGAATCCCGCTGATTTGCTTGTCGATTTCCTGTCGTTGGACACGCAATAACGCGAGTTGGGCTGCGTCACCCGGTTTGAAATCGACTGCCGTGACTTTACGCTCTTCGGATTTGACGGCGATGCCCTTTGGCTTTTCCTGTGCGATGATCTTCAGAAAAACACCTGCCAGCAAGATGAGCGCGATTAGTAAGACGAATGCCGTTGCTCTGTATTGTGGTTTCATAGATGCTCCTTTGTCATCACTTTAACACGCCTTGTAACTTTTCTGGCACATAATCACCTGTGTATGATTCCTTACTGACAGTGGAATAATCTTTTGATATAACCCAGGCTGCTTGAGGGAGCAAAATCACCAAAAGGACAATTCCAGTGCATAAATTCAGGCTGATCCTTTCCGTATTTGCCCTGTTCATTTTCGTTTCCGTCAATCACACTTCAGTAAACGCTCAAGACTGTTCCTGTGTCGATCCTTCCCGCTGGGGCGATGTCGATATGTCTGGAACCGTTGATGCCGCCGACGCCATCAGGCTTCAGTCGATGGTCATCAGCCATCTGACCCTTTCCGAATATTACCCGCTGGCAAATCTCTATCGCGGCTACACAGACAGTGACTATCTGGATAACAACGATCTGGTGACCCTGCAACTGTTGCTTGCCGGACACATCAGTAACACAAGTCTGCCAATATCCGGTGGCCTTCCGCATCCAGTTCCTCAGTTTACCCGGTACGGTGATTTGAACGGCGACGGATTTGTTACCGTCACCGACCTGCTGGCCCTCTCGAATGCGCTGGTTGGAAATGTCACGTTGACCGCCGACCAGAGAGCCGCCGCCGATGTCAATTATGACGGAGCGGTAACTGCTACCGACCTGTTGGTCATCGCGAATTATCTGGTTGGGAACGTACACGTTTTACCTGCAATCTCTTAGCTAGGGAAGTAGCGGAATTACCGATACCTGAATTCCCGGCCATAGATAAGTCGAATTACCGAGCGCCGTCGGATGCACCAAATCGGGTTGATATAATGTTGCATTGCTTGGCGCGCTGTCGGCCATCATTGTTGGATTTATCACAGCCAGGGCGTCGTAGAACGATGGGTCAGCCGCGATTGCCACGTTTGCTATATTTCGTTCTGTGTTGAAGCCTGATATGTCTCCCCTTGGCAACACAGGAACGACCACGATCTTATTCCACCCAGCCGCACGCTGGGCGATGCAGTAGGTCTTCAGAGCCGCGACAAATGCGAGCCCCGTACCGGCCGCGCCAGTTATATCATTTGCGCCCAGTTCAACTACCAGCAGTCGGCGCGGTGTGCTCAGGTTGATCGCTTGATTAAAAACCGCAGTGCGGGCAGTGGCATTCGCTACTGTTGAACCACCCACCGCATCATTCCATTGCTGGACAACCGGCGTGATCGACTGGAGCATCAGCCATGACCATCGTTGCGCCTGAGTCAGCCCAAGACCGGCAGCAATTGAATCGCCTTCGATTCCTATAAATTGCGTCGGCGCTGGCATACAGATACCGCGATAGGCCATAACTCCTTGTAACGTCGTGGTGTTTTGCTGGATCTGCGCGGTTGAATGGGCGGCTGAGTAAATCGCAATATTGCCAAGCGTACCGGGAAAATAATTTGTAGCCGATGCGATCTGCTCGAATATTCCAGTGTAAAATCGATGAACCGTTTGTGAGCCGACTACAAGCGGTTGCTGTGCTACCTGAGTGCCGTCGAAGTACAGTTTTATATTTGCCCCATCATATGTTGCCGCGAACACATGCCAAGCCCCGTCATCAACTTTCACGCCGCTGGCATTGGCGACTTTCACCGGAGGCGCGCCCCCACCAAAACCAAAGCCAAAACCGGGCCCCACGCTATTAGCGGCTGTTCCTGCGTTTAGACTGTCACGCGATTCCATCACGATCTTGTAACCGGGCGCTTCGCTTGTCAGTATCGGCTCAAAGAAACCGGGTGAATCCGTGCCGGGTGATTTCTTGAAGACGCTATAAACGGTGATATTTGAAAAGGTCAATGGGGCGGTACTGATTCCGTGAGTGTAAACCGACGCGCCATGGGTAAGTCCGGTCGCGTTCCACGTCGGATCGTTCGCGTCCACGTAAGATTGCGAACCCAGCATCAGGTCGGCTATTGGCAGGGGATAGGCTGTTGGCGAACTACCGAGTTCAAGCTGAAACCCATAGACTGAGATGTCCAAAACGTCGAGTGCGGTATCGTTTAGGATTCCTACTATATTGCTTCCTGCCGATGGGGTGAACGTCTGTGAAACTCGCGTCCATGATGTCGTGACGGTTTTATCAGTGCCCGGCGAGGCAGCGTTACCCATTCTAATCGCCTGAGACGAGCCGGTATTTGATTTGACATAAACAGAAAGGGTGTAGGCGACGTTGGCCAGGGTCAAAGTAAGATAGAGCGCTGACCCCGAGCCGGATATCATCTGAACCCGAGTTGCCGAGTTGTTTCCATTCGGATCAGTCGTCCCGCCGTAAAAGTCAGTCAGTGTCGTGCCGGGCTGGGACCATTGCTGCGTCGGGGAGTCGAGAGTCTGGGTAAGCTGTTCGCTATACGCGCCAAAGATGTTAACTGGATACCCAGATGCCCCGGCCTTGTTGAGCGACCACTGATTGAACCCTTCGACGAAACTCCATTGTGCGACGAGGTTCGGCTGTAAGATTGTGGGCTGGATATTTCTCGCAACAAACGTCGGCATTAAGACTCCTCCAAAGAGCATCGACAGGATCAGAGTTGTTCGAATCACGTAAGTCCTTTCAGGTTGAACGCAATATTTGCCAGCGTCAGATCGGGAGTGGCCGGCCCAATTATTCTTATCACGTCACCTGAAACAATGGAAGTCGAAGTAGGCGAAACCAGCGACGGAATGGTCCCCGACGCCGCGAATCTAAAGGTACATTTAAGCGTACCGTTCGATGTGGCTGTGCCAACCCAAACTCCAAAATCTGCCTGAGCGGTTGCCGCCACTTCCGCGATACCCGTTGACCCCGTGAACGACAATGTAAATGGAGCATTCGCAACATAGATAAGTATCTTCTGATTCGGTGTCGTCGGACCAATTATATTGTCTGCGATGCCGACGACCGTTGAAGCCGGAACGCTCGACGTACCTTTCAGATTGAAAGCGCAATTCGCCAAGGTGAGATCGGGCGAGGCTGGCCCCACGATCTTAACGATGTCACCGGGAGTTACGTTGACCGAGGTGATGCCCACCAGTGACGCGATTGTACCAGCGGCAGCGAACCTGATTGTCATCTTGGTCGCACCGTTGACTTTGACCAGGAAATCCGTTTGAGCAGTGGCCGCAACCTCGGCGATTGCTGTCGATCCTGTAAATGAGAGCGTGAACGAGTCATTGATCGGCAGCAGCATCACGACCTGATTGGGAGTCGAAACGCCGATCATCATTGCCGCGTATCCCAGAGGTTCGGCATTTCCGCTGCCACCACCACCGCCGTAGACGATTCCAGGTGTGAAGATCAATAGAGTTGCGAAACCAGCCGAACCGCCAGTATCGAGAAATCGACCTATTACCTGTACGTCCGTTGGTCGGGAGTTACCGCCATCATGGACCTTACCAGCTACCGAGATACTGACCACCGCGTAGTTGTCGATTGTCCATGCTCCGTCCGTGGCGACCGTCGCGACTCCACCGACCGCAATCTGGCAATTTCCTGTCGCTCCCGCTAGTCCCTTGACGACGCCGATTATTCCTTCGCGGTCGCTGGTCGTCGGAATGATGGCCTTGCCGTTCGATAACTTCGCCAATCTGTTGATGACCGTGCCCGTTCCTGTGTCGTTCGGAAAGGACATTATGTCAACGCCGGTCACATTTGTCTGGGCGTTGCCTGTCTCTACGGCGAGTCCGTGGAGAGTAGCGAAACACGAGACATCGTTATCAAAGGTCTTTGCTCCGGCGAATTCCTGTGATGCCGTGGTGACGATTCCCGCAACGGTCGGACTGGCGGCTGGAACATTAATTTTGGTTGTACCGGGAGTCGAGGCACTATCGACGTTCGGGGCGCTGCCAGCGGAACCAATCGCAATTAGTTGATGAGTCGAAGAATCTCCGTTGACCGAGGTAACCCCACCTGTCGCAGCGTTCGCCTGAAGCTCCCATACATTCGGAGCGGTACAGATATAAAGACCGTGATTACTGCCAGTCTTTATAAACTGATCAGCCTGTGGCGGTCCAGGCGTGCATGTTGCTGGCAGTGTCGGCCCGCTGGGGGCTCGCAGTCTTGGGGTGTCGGACATTTTACCTCGTTATGGTTGAATCGCCGCGTTATCTACGGCTCTCTGTGTCACTCCGGCCTGATCGGCTCGATAGCCGACGACGATAGCTTTAAGCAGCGCCTTCACGTCGGTATCGACTGACGTTCCGGGACTGGTTTGGTCAAGCCCCTTCGCCTTGCAGTAATCCAGCAGCACAGCCGCTCGCAATGCGTTCGCGGTAGCCTGATCGACCGTGGAGCTGCCCAGCGTCATTGTGATAGTCGCAGTTGCCGTAAAGGTCGTCGGAGCGCCCGGAGTGACCAATGGTGCTGGCGTAGACTCAACTAGTCCATTGGTAGACGCCGACGAGTGTAAATGCCGATCCGCTAATGTACCAGCCAGAAATCCAGCCAACAGTATGACCAAAAATAAACAGATGTTTTTCACTTTCATGATGGACCTTCCTCAGTGAATTACGCAACTAACGACCGTTGTTCCGGTCGCTGCCGCGTTCGCAGTCAGCGTCAGTGTTCCGCTTGTCGGCACAGCCGCCACGCTCTTCATCGTTGTGTCATTCGTGTTAACCGTGCAGATCGGAAAACTTGCCGTCGACACCAGACTGTTTGTGACTACAAGGGACGTGGCCGCCCCGGCGAATTGAACGGAGAAGACGCTTTTATTTATTGTCTGCGCGCCAGTAGACCCAGCCGCTGTCGAGTCGGCAAAATACTGACGGACGATCAGATCGCGAAACGTTCCGGCTGTACCGCTGTTGACCTCCAGTTTGCCCGCAGCGTTACGATATATCGCAACATCCATCGTCCCCTCGACTGTTCCACTGCTGGAAAAGCCGATGAGGGCCGTGCTGTAGGTAATCATCCCAGAGCTTGTGATAGCAAAACGCTCGCCATTATTGAACAACCTGAGAGCGTTACTGCCGGCGCCGATGCCGATATTCGTAAACCCGGTGAACCCCAAGCCATTCGTGGCCGTGTCAGGGCCGGGAGGAAGAACAACCGCGCCATTTCCTTTTGGCGTAAGGGTTATTGGTGAATTCGATCCACTCGACAGCGCCGTGATAGTCGTGCCAGAACCAGCAGCAAGGCCGTCAATCTGGATACCATCAGCTTGTGACGCAGTATTTGTCTTTATTCTAACAACTGGATTTGTCGAACCATTTGGACCGGACTCGAATGCTGCCGCTGAATTGCTGGTTTGAACGAATGTTGAGCTATCGGTGATCGCGCCAGACGCCAGCGACGTAGCAGTCGCCACTCCGATGTTAGGTGTAACCAGCGTTGGCGACGTGTTGACTACGAACGTTGTGCCGGTCCCCGTCTGTGAGGCGATTGACGTTGCGTTTCCAGACGAGGTTATTGGACCGGTCAGATTGGCGTTTGTCGTGACCGTCGCTGCGTTTCCAGTGATACTACCGGCAATAGCATTAGTTACCTGGAGATCGGTAAACCAGCCCTTGGTCAATCGGGCACCTGTTGCACCCAGCGAGCCAGTCATTGTCAGGCTATTTGACCCAAGCGCAAGGTTCTCAGCAGACGTAACCGTCGTTCCGTCATCGGTCAGTCCAGACGCGACGATATTCGTACCATTCGACTTGGTGATTACATTATTCCCGGCCCCGTTGGTTATACCAGTGCTGCCCGCGTCCTGTGTCCAGCTAGCTCCATCGGCCGCACAGTAATATAATCCCGGTGTCGCGCCGGTCTTGATTACCACGTCTTTCTGTGCGGTGGTCGTCAAGCAGGTCGCCGGAAGTGTCGCCACGACCTTTATTCGACGGGCCGCTGATTGCGAGTCCTGGGCATCGGCGACTCCGCAGAACAGCAGGACCAGTAGTATTAATAATTTGATTCTCATTTCACCACCGTATCAACGTGCATCTTCTGGCCCGCCGCCGTCGACATAAAGTAATAGAGCTTCTTATTCGAGGTATCCACGGCGTTGCCCTCTGCTCCTTGACCTATAGTGAAACTGTCACCAACGTCCAGCTTCCGACCGTAATCAACCGGAGGGAGTCCAGCGCCGGGGCTGACCATCCGTGAAGATCCTTTGAAGATCGGAGCGGTATTTGGAACCGTGTCATCCGACTTGACTGTCAATTCACTGACACTGAACTCGGCTGTCGAATCGACCGCTTTTATCAAGTCCGAAAGCAGATACTTCGTGTCCGCCGCTGTCAATGTTACTGTTCCTGAGAATTGTCCGGGCATAACGCTCCTATTGTTGGATCATACTTTCGAATAACCAGGCTGTTCCGTTGTACCTGACTGTCAGAATACTGCCGATTCCGAAACTCAGATTTCCCTGAGTGGTCGGATACTGAGTGACGGCATCCCCAAAAATAAAGCTAAGCCGCTGACCCTTTCGCGAATTCGTGAAGCCAGCCGGATTAAGTACCTGCGGCGTCGTGTTGTTCGTGCCGAGCCAGTCGCAGTTGTCAACATTTGGTGAAATCTCCCCATTGTCCAGTTCTCGACCAACCCAGCCCATTCGACCGGTCTGTGAGATAAAGAAATCCCGGTAGTTCTGAAACCTGTTGATCGGAACGTCGTTATCGATCTCGACCAACTCCCAGGTTGTGGACATCCGGGTGTGAGTCAAAAAGAAGTCGGTTAGCTTCCCGAAATCCGCCAAGGACGTTCCATCTGGTGTATAAAACTTCGCTCCGTACTTCGCAAATGTTCCCGTTGGCGTTGCCGCATCGGTCGTCGAGTAGAGTACAGCCGATGGGATACTCAGGGTTTTGGCGTTCAAATCCGGCGTGCAGGTTATTCGCTGTTTGAAATCGCCTTCGAAACCCGAAGCCTGGATGGACACCTGATTGACGCCATCGACAGCCACGAACGATTGTTTGGCGATTATCCACAGCTCGACCGCCAGTTCAGGCGAGTCCCAGTATTTCAGAATGTCCGACGCGATGGTTATTAGCATCTACTTACCTGCGTACGCTCCGCCTATTTGCCCGGCTGCGCCAGCTCCAGCCAGCGCCAATTGTGACCAGAACGATGGACGACGACTAAACTGAACGCCCTGTTGGGCTACCCCAAGGGTTCCTTCGTAAGCGTTTGCCTGACCCTGCCGCGCCTGAAGTCCTTGAGCCCCACCCTGTAAAAGCAAGTTGGTATCATAGTTTCGCGCATCTTCGACGGCGCCGAGTGTGGCATCACCGACCGAGGCATCAAACACCCGCTTGTTATAACTATCGAGTTGCTGGGTGTAATTCGGGTCAGCCGAGTACTTCCCGAGTTCGGCGTCACCGATGGGCGTCCGGGACATCGATCTAACCCGATTCGCCGCAGTGTTGATGTTCGATACCTCGTCTATACCGCTGAAGTCGCCCTTGCCCATCCCCTCCAGTTCGCCAGCCGCGTGTTTCTTTGCTGCTTCGATATACGGATCAGGTCCAGCCGCTTGAATAGCCGTGTTGGTCGCCGTCTGCTGTTGTGACTGATAGGCATCGGCTTTCTGTTGCTCTGCTTTATGTGGCATATTTTTAGAACGGCAGGAAGCCGATCTCCCCTCTCCCTCCGACTCCACCTCCGCCATCTCCCGGATCTCCGCCACCGCCGCCGGCTGTGGGGTCAGGGCTTCCAGATACTATCTGCGCTCCTGATCCGATGTCGAGCGAAGACGCTGCCCAGTTCCCGCGGCTATTTGACCATCCGACTCTGTCAATTGCAACCGCCAGCGGGTCGACCGCGACATATGCGCCAGTTGAGTCCACGAAATCTATCCGAAGCCAGAGCTTGTCTGTTGTCGCTGCCTTGTTATAGGTCGTCGGAACGTTGATCGGAAAGAACGCGCGTTGCCAATCGGTGGTTATCTGGGCACTGAAATCCTTGAAAATCGCCAGTGCTTTCTGGTTTTTTGCCGCAATCGTTCTCGATGTCCCGTTTCGACCACCGTTATCGTTGACCTCAGTGACTCCGGTTTCGACCTCTTCAACCAGATAGAAATGAGTAGCGCCTATAACACTATCTGCCCGCCAAAGTCTGTACTTGAACGCCGCGCTAAATTTCTGCCAGGAGACCTTTATTTGCCCCGGACTTATATTCGTCGGGTCTGGCGTGCTGGCGATTGTCAACGGCGATGCGACATTCGAAAAGAAAGTCTCGGACTCGGAAATCACGACCTCGAGAATGTAATAACGAGTGACCGCGCCCGCCCCGCTGATGATCGATCCGGTAATATCGAATACCGCGCCCTCGACTGTAGCTTTGATCGTCGAAGTATTGTCCCACAACGAGAACTGCAAACCGGTTCCCGCTGGCAGACTCGTAATCCCGGCATCGCTATTCAACTTGAATATCGCCTGACCAAACAGAGTCTTTCCGGGATCTGGAAGGTTCTGGATAAGTGGAGAAGCTATACACCATCCTCCACCGAGTTCGATTGTCCCGCGCTGTCTATTCCATGCCGTGGGAGTGCTGGCAGGCCATACCCTGGTAAGTGCCTGAATGACCGAATCGATGGCGTTGTCATGGATGACCACATGATTAGCGTCGGTGAATGTGTCGATTATCGAATCATGAATTCCTCCGGATGCTCCCGCCCCGGAAATCGTGACCTCGCTCGTGGCATCTCCGGCAACGAATAGCGAATCAGAGACCGCAAGATTCTTTGTCCCTGTGGTGATCGCCCCGGTATTTGAGAACTTCAGAAGCTTGACGGACTCCGGCGACTCAGTGGCGCCATTGTTTTCCGTGAACTGAGTTGCGGTTGTCGCCAGTCGCGCGTACCAGTCTGCCGGTCGGTCTGCCTTCGCCGCGTAGGTTGATGTCGGGTTGTAAGTCGAATCGGGATAAGTGAAGTCGGAGTTACGGAGTTGATTCACTATATCGCCAGTCGGGACTGTCGACCCGGATGATGGCGCACCAGGCGTTCCGGTCGCTCCAGAGGCAACCTGCTCCTGCAGGGTCTGTGTCTGTGTCTGAAGATCGCGCACCTGCTGCTGGAGTTCTTCAAACCGCAATTTCATCAAGGCGTCATTGGAAATCATATTTTGACCCCCGATGAATAGCCTTTGACCTGAAGGAATCGCAGTTTCTGGTTTGCGCCGACTCCCGCCAGCTTGATTGCCGCGAACTCACATTGATCGATGTTCGTAGGTTGCCAGCTCGTAATCTTCTTTGTCGAGTCCATCACAAACGATGGCCCTGAAACACCGGACGAGACATTTAGATTCTTATAGATAGTCGTCGTGATAGTCGGACTTGTCGTCGAATCGTATCCAAGTTGGAAACCAGTGACAGTCTTTATGTCCGGATTACCAAATGCCTGATGACCAGTAGTAAAGAACCATGTCGATACTCCGGTCGATCCGTCATCCAAGGTGTAGATATTGTAGTTTGATGATTCGTGGCTCAACATCTTCAGACGTCCACCAAGAGTAATCGCGCTGGTGATCGTCCCCGTTGGTTGACCTGAACCTGTGACAGCCGCCAGATTGATTGTTCCGCTCCATCGACCCTGGGACACGCTTTCGCCGGGTGAATCACCACCGACTGAGACGCCAGAACTTATGATGTCCGAACTCGGCGTACTCTTAAACTGCCACAAGTATGCTTCCTGACCGTGAATAAATGCAACCTGCTTCCGCTTTATGTCATTAGCGACCACAATATTCGCGGGAGTCCAGCCGGTTATCTGAGCGTCGATTGGCGTTCCAAAGAGTGTATCGGGCTCGCCGCTGGTGCCCGTCCGAACAAGCGAACCATCAGGGGTTGCCATATAGAGAGTCGTTCCGGCAACACAAGCCGACGCCGGACCAGAACAGCCTATAGTATCCCAGACCGGTCTAACGATTACAGGAGCGCCGGGAGCGCCGGTATACATCGCTGCGTGAACCGAGTTGGCGCACAGAAGATAAGCAAACCCATTCTGAGCGCGACCTTTGGCTACTCCGATGATCTGTTCTGGAAGGAACGACGCGAAATCTGGCGGGAATGCCTCTGGCTGACCCGGTACAGAGACCGACAGCCCGACGCCGCCAAAGGTACCCGCCACACACATTACGTTACCGAGCGTGAACACGAAGTTCCCGGCTTCCGGTGGGAAGTTGTCGAGCGGAGGCTTGATCGGCAACAGGTCTGAGTCTGCCCATTCGATCTCAATTGCCCGCGCAATGCTATCGGTTGTCGACGCATTTACCGTAGCTTCAGTGACCTCCATTAATTTGAAGTATGGTCCTGAGGTTCCAAAGCCCGCACCAGTCGCATAAATGATATACAGGTCTGATCCATCGGTCGGCGCTGAGCCAAACTCCACTCGAATCGATTGGCTGGTTACCGAGATGACATTTGACGAATCGGATGCCAAGCTCTCAGCCCCAGTCGATGATCGAACTTTCGTAATTACTATTGAGTAAATCCCGGTGTTTTTACCAGTGAAACCCGCACCCAGCGATGACCGTCCGGCGATGGTTACCGCTGCCGGTGCAATCAACCCGGCCTGGACCGCCGTGATGTAGTGACCAGCAGAGACAATCGCTATCTGAAGGAGTGAGCCGCCTGTACCAATCGTGACAATTGTTGACGGAGTTGTCGGGTCTGTGGTCTTGACCGCTCCAGAGCCGCCGATAAACCACGCGGATTTTCCGAGATACTGAATGACATTTCCACCGTTTGAGGTCGCAAAGGTGTCGCCGAGAGGATGGAGATACTGACCACCGACATTTGTAGGACCGGCAGAGCTACCCCTGAAGGTCGTCAGGATTCCCAGCGAATCGTACAGCACGTTCTGAGACGGACTGATAATGTGGTTGACGGTCAGCGCCAGGCTAACTATTGCTGCGCCGATAAATCCTTCCACGAACTGTACGAATTGCCGAAAGATCGCCATCTTACCTCTGCCGATTGACGTACCGCGAAAAAGCCTCTTTCTCAGCCTGAGTCTTTTCAAATCCCTGATGATGAACCGGAACAGCCGGGGTGACGTTCATCGATCCGCATTTCGCGCAGACCACCACGGGTGTAATCTTGTTATGGACCGGGCTAAAGATCGAATCTTTCTTATGCGAACCAGGAAGTATGCCTTCCCCGACTTTTGTTACACGTGAAACGTCGCCGCATTTACAGACCCGTGAATCATCCTTATCAACTGCCGCAATGACTTTCCTGACATGGTGACGCGTCTGGTCATCTGGGGCAGTTAGTAATGCTTCCTCGAACCTTCCGAGATGAACCAGCGCGTCCGTCAATCTGAGTCTCTGATTATCAACATCTGCCTTTGGCGCTCCGATTCCTGCCAGGGTCTTTAGGTGTGCGGTCGCTGAGTCGGCCTCCCCTTGCCACTGCTTGAAAAACCTCTGTTCTTCATTTCTAGGCCGCAACTGCGCTTCATTGGCTCGCCGACGCTGTTGTTGCTCGCGGTCGATCCGTTGCTGAAGCTCCGGGTTGATGTCGCGCATCCATTCAGGGACGTAGAGTTCTTCTGTCACTATCGTCCTCCAAATCTGGATGCGGTTTCGTCGATCAACTCGATCTCGTACCGACCCGCCGGCCAATTCGCTGTTAGTGGAACGATCTGGCTGGTGATCGAGGCCGTTCCGGTGACCGTTGTTTTATTGCGAAAGTGGATAACGTTCCCCTCCATCGCATAGAAGATTTGATCGCTGCGAATCGTTCCCAATTGCAGTAGTTGATAATCCGCTTTGTAGATCGCGATTGCCGATCCCACGCGGACAGCCGGGAAAGGATAGGTGATCAACATCGGCTCTGCTGTTTTGGGGTCCAGGTTGACCGAAGACGAAAGGTCAATCGCCTGTGACGCGATGGATAACGGTGTGAAAATGTGCTGGAGAGTTTTCCGTGATTCATCCTGGGAGAATCCAGCAGCGCGCGCGACTGCCACGCGGGCCGCCGGAATATGCACAAAGATATTAGGTCTCTGCTCTATTGGAAGACCGAGACGTTTAAGAACTTGAGTTGCAATCTCTCCATCGGATAACGCCACTACTCACCTTTAGCTGTTATTTGACTTCCCCGATTTCGGTAGCTGCGGGAATCGGCTTGGTTACCTTTGCTTCGGCGTCGGCCTTTGCTTTTGCGTCTTCCAAATCCAGCGCGGCCTTTGCTTCGGCGTCCGACTTCTTCTTGGCATCGGCTTTCTGTTTGGCCTCAAGCGCCTTTTGCTCTTCAGCTTGTCGTCGCTGCTCGGCTTTTTCTGCTGCGATCCTGTCCGCCTCTGCCTTTTTCTCAGCTTCAATATCGACCAGTGATTTGTAGCCAAGGAAAACACCGTTCTCGTCAAACTGGTGAACGCCCATGTCGGTCGGGATGGGGTCAAGCTTCCGGTCGTCTTTTGAGTAAACTTCGAAATCCTTCTCGAAGTCTGACGCAAAGACCAGTCGCCAGTTGTGCGGATTGTTGCGCGGGTTTTCACCGACGACATAAACCACATCAGCCGGATCGTAAACCAGCAGGTCGCCGGTCTTCCCCTGGACCATTCCGGCGCGCGTGCTGAACGTCCCATTGTGAGTAATCTTCTGGACTTCCATCAGATGTCTTTTGCTTGCGTAAATCATTTATCCTCCAAAAGCTGAAATTGTATCGTTGCTACAATTAAGAAGTCGGGGCGGTCAGTGCATAATAATAGATCACGACTTCGACCGAGCCATTTGCGGCATAGCTTGCGCCCGTTCCGGTGAAAACCACGCTGGCTGCGCTTTGATATATCTTTGGCGTAAACGTAGTCTTCTGGTTTGCGTACGTAGTGGTCGTGCCTGCGGTTAGCGCAATGCCAGTCCCAAATAGATCGGCTGTGGTGCCATCCCCAATTGTCTGGCTGGTCAATGATGTATTGGAAAATGTCGTCAAGACTCGAACGGTAACCCCCATCAGTAGCGACCCAGCCGGAATCAGGTTAGTTGCCGAAATCGTGGCTGCGGCTGCACCGTTTATAGTCGCCGTCGCTGTTAATAACTGGATCGACGAACCGTTGACGCCGCCAATGTTGCCAGCCGAGACCATTATCCCAGTCGCTGAGCAAGTGTAGAGACCATACGGAGAGGCGGTCAAAAGATATGCCGGTGCTCGTCCAGGTGTACAAGATGCCGGGAGGGTACTCGCGCGAACAATATCGGAACCGGCGAACGCTCCGACGCCGGGCGTTCCCCACGGAATCACCATCACTGCGTAAACGAGTATCACGGCGATAAGCGCCAATATTTGCTGTCGTAAATTCTTCACTTGGAATCTCCTTCTAATCAAATTTGTGCGCTGCGCCTAGACCTCTGCTTCTGTCGAGACGTTCATGTTTCCGGTGGAACTGGCGGTCTTCGCCCAGAGCTTCGAGAAGCTGGTAACTACAGTCTTCTCGCCAGGCTGTAATCGATTAAAACACGTGGTCGAACTATCGCCCCAGAGCATATCGACAGCCGAGTCATTCTGAAGAGTCACGCCCTTGCGATCCGTGTTGGCCGCCTTGACCACCGCCGCTGCGGTTGTTAGTGCGACCTGTGTAACATTAAGTTTTACTGACATAACATTCCTCCATCAAGCAATTTAAATCAGGCCGCCTGCTGCATCATTGCTGGTCGCAGTTCCGGCACAACCAATTCTCCGCGTCCAATCGCCTGAAGACCAGCCATCCCGACGCTCATAGCCGTCTGTGACTGGAAAGCAAATTCAGGGTCTTTTAGCAAAACCTTTGCAACCGCCAGCGCCAGGACGGTGTTTAAATACTCCATCGGAGCATAAAGCACTGAGGCTGCACCGCGCACAATCCGTGGAATGGTGATCGTGCAAAGCGTTCCGATAAAATGAATACGATCACCAGCCAGCGCAAAGTGTCCTTCAACGTCATCGAGCGCCCCAAACTGGACGTGTGTACTATCGGCTTTCCATAACTCCAGATCGCCGATACTGACTTTCCTGTCCGTGCGAATAGCCCCGGCAGTAGTCGTTACCTCAATCGGTCCAATGTCGCCGATCGCCGCTGGCAGGAGAGCACCGTCCGTGACTGTTACGGTCGTCAGGTATCCCGGTCGCTGCGAGTGCTTAGGATTCTGGACAATCGCGGTCTGAACATCGACATCTGCATCATAAATCGCGTCGTTTATAAACGTATCAAAGAACGATGGATTACCGTTGTGGACTCCATAGGTCGCGGTCGAGACATTGATAATCGCCATCGCCTCGTTTTTTATAGTCGTGAAGTCTATAGCCATCGACGCCCACCTACTCTAAACCCGCGCTTCGGTACCCTGCCGGTCATTCTCGGACGATACCGGTATTCATCCTGAAGTGCCTGCCATTGATCCTTTTCGTAGATAATGACCGCATAGATTTCCTTCGACAGACCGCCGACGACAAACGGAGCGCATAAAAATTGGGTCTCGGCGATTATCCCGGGTTCAAACCCGGCCCTGACTATCGGATTGAGATCGGCGCTCCAATTGACCGGTGGCGCCGTATCTGGTTCATACCAAATCTGAACGGCAACAGCCCCCCGGGGAATATTGCGAATCTTCAGATGCGGCGGAGTCCCGTATATTCCAGCGGTCGGTCGCTGACCCGCTCCAATCTCGTCCAGATAGTTGACGTTGACCAAATCGAGAGCCGCCCATCTCGCATAGTCCAAAGTGTATTGGGCGTGCAGCTCGCGGCCCCAGTCACCGGGAAAGCCATCGTAGTCGTTGATCTGATCGAATACCGGGATAGTAAACGAGGTCATAAACCAGTTGAGGCTGGAAAGGTTCAGCTTCTTCAGATTCATTGCCAGGACGCTGTTCAACTTCGTCAGAACAATCGCCATTGGTAGCTTCTGCTGGTCTATTTCCCCCAGACCTGAATAGATCTGAGGGATTACATCTACGATCTTCATTTATTGTCCGGCTTTCGGTGTCTCTGCTGGCTTAACAGTGGCAACGGTGACCTTTGGCACCATCGCCGGTGGTGCCACCTTCTTCGGGGCCTCCGTGACCGCTGGTTTACTGTTTATTTCCTGCATCTTCATCAGGGCTTCGATGCGCTCGTTTTGAGCTTCGATCATCGCCATTGCCTGTGTCAATTGGTCGTCTTTTCTGGACAGTTCTTCTGACTGCTTTCCGCCCACAATCTCAGCAAGGAAGCTCTTGATTCCACCGGGATTATCGCGCTCACCTTCGAGCTCCATCCGTCGTCCGGCTGGAGGCGTTCGGTTCAGGTTCTTATAGAAATGTCGTTCGCGGGCGCTCAACTGCGATTGTCCACGTCCGCTGGGCATCATCCGGTCCTGCATCTCAGCCTCTCGCTCGTCAAGGTGCAAAGTCTGATATGCCCATGCCTGCTCGACACCTTTGAGGATGCGATGCAATGTCTGGCGCGCGATTTCCTTGAACTGGTTGTCGATTCGTGCGGCTCTGATTGCAGTCTCTGCATACTGAGGATCTTCGAGATAGAGCTTCAACTGCCACAAATAGGTTTCGACAGGTGGCAAGACCACCGATTCGATGTCTTCAATGTCGGTGACGCTCAGTCCCACCAGTTCCTCAAGGTCGGTCAAGCCATTCTCGCGATACTGCAAAAGGTCGCGCACCTGGGTTACCGGATAGTCGACCTCAACCCGTTTGTGTCCGCGAGGAAGTGTACTTTCATCGAACCTTTGGAGGTCCTCGGCGTCGAAGTTGTAGTTGATCGGCGTATTTAGAAAAATACGCTCAATATATCCTTGGCGAACTCTGAGTCGGCAAAGCTGCCGATGCGCCAGTTTCAGAGTCTCGCCAGGCGAGATCACGTAACGATCGCGTCGGTCAATCGGATCGGGTTGGGCTATGAAGGTATCCGGGATGATTAATCCGGAACCTTGCTCACGCTTCGGTAGTCCCTGTAGTAAGTTTGCTGCCATCTGTCTGTTTCGCTCCTTTTGGATTTTGGTCAATCGTGAAATCCTGCCTGACGAGCTTCGCCCAGTCCTTTGCCAGATCCTGAAATTCAGGACGTAGCACGTTGTCGGCTTCCTCATCTTTGCGGGCTGCTTCCTTGTAGCTGCGGATAATCTGATCATCGACCGACAGGACTTTCATTTCCTGCATCATCTTCCAGCCCTGGGCGATAATATCGAGCATCTTTTGATTCGGTGCCCAATATGAACCCCGACCGGGCTCTTTGTGTTCGAACCGTAACCACTCCCTGTAATCGCCAAATGTCGGGTAAGGATTCAATACCTCTGTCCGAACGCCGTTGATCCACTTCCAGCGCAGTCGCTCCCACTGGGATGCGCTGCCAAACTCTTCTGGTGGAATCCAGACTTCGGCAAACCATAGAGGAATGCCGATATCAAACTTGTCTTCCCAAACACGAGATAACTGGCCCTCGATCTTGGATTCCATCAATTGCGTGGAGGTCGCCGCCCGGTATTTCAATCGACGCTCGCCAAACGCAGTAACCATCAACTCCGGGTCTTGTCCAAAGACCACTCGGATATTCAGACCACCGAATCGGTTAAGACCGACGATCTTCTGTAGCGCCTTATCAAACCACGCTGGCTTGACCGGCAATGCCATTCGCGCGATGTCGCGTGGCTTTATGTCTGCTGGTAATTCTAAATTCGACATAGTTTAAAATCGGGGGCCTCTCCGGCCCCCAGTTCCCAATGGCTAAGGAGCAAACAACAACTATTGGAGCATTCGACCGCGATTAGCATACGGTCCAGTGCTCAGATTGTTAATCACAAAGGCTGACGCCGGGTTAACCGAACCCCAGTTCTCTTTGATCGTGGTGATCATCATCCGCTGATCGTACCAATTGCCAGTCCCGGAAGTGAATCCAGGGATCGGCCAGAGCAACGAACCATTGTCGCCACCGTCGAAGGTTTCAGGTCCGAGCTTCTTATACTCGTACCGGGCAATGATCTGATCGTGCATGAAGTATAGAGTGTCATCCGGGCAATCGATGTCTTCAAAGAACGTATCGCCACAATACTCCACTGCGCTCCACTGGAGATCAAGCGTTCGTCCGGATTGCTGTGCGCGCCAAATGGTATTCGCGCCCTCCTTACCGCCCAAAGACAGATAGCTATTGATCTGGGTCGGGCTCGACAGGAAGAAATGCTTCATGCTGAGCGTGTTGCCGGGCTTGTACTTAATCATTCCTTTGTTGCGCTCGATCAACGCAACCGAGATGTTTCCGCCGCCCGCATCCTCGGCGACCGGGATAAAGCCCTCTGGCAAGCTGGTCTTGGTGATTCCCTGGTAAGAACCAGTCAGCGAATTGTTAATGTGGTATGGGAATCCGTTGACTTCCAGTCCATAGGTTGCCTTG